GGTCCCGAGAGCGCCGCGCTGGCAGTGGTGTATTGGGGGGCGGCGCTTTCCGAATCCCGCGCTGCCGAGATAGCGCATCAGGCCGCGACCCGCGCCTAGAGGACGAAGCGACCATGGGGGCGCGCAAATTCCACGCGCGCCCCCGCGACCGGCGAGCCTAAGACAAAAGGAGGAAACAATGCAGTTCCAATACGACTACACAGAGAGGGACGGGCAGTCCTACGAGACCATCACGGTCGCGTTCAGCGAGATTCGGGAGCTGCTGGGCCGCGAGCACGACGGCTCCCCCGAGGACGATCAGGCCGTCGTGGACGCGCTCCTCGCTGCGGGCGCACCGGAATGGGCGCGCGGCGCGAGCGGATGGATCAAGCCCGCTAGCGCTGACGAGCCCGCGCGCTGGGGCCTCAGGTCGCAGTTCACGGCGCGCACGCTGCTCTGCGCATCGGCTCAACGCGGACAACGCAGCCGACCTGATCGAAGAGGCTGACTGAGTGGCCGACGATAACACCATCCCATCAACACCAGAACAGGCGGTCCTTGAATCCATCCCGCCCCCTCAAGCGCCGCCGCCTGGTCCGGCTCAAGAAACCGATCGGCTACGACGCGCGCTACTACGAACGCCTGAGCCGAAAGACCAACCGGAAGCTGTTCGTCCACGCCGCCTGCCTGGAGAACGAGAACGCAAAGGAGGAGCGATGAGTTACACAACTAAAACGCTCATCAGGGTTTTTGATGACGACTCTGGCCACCATGTCGATGTCGCGCCCGATGCAGACGGGCTCGACTTGGTTGAGCTGCACTACGTGGACGCAGGAGTGAGCGCTACAACAATGCACTTCGTCCCCCTTCCGCCAGAGATGGCAAGACTTGTGGCGCGGGCGATGTTGCAAGTCGCGGATGCGATTGAGGCGGCAGAAGACGAGGCCGAATACTGCTCGACCTCGCTGGAGGCCAACAGCGATACGGTCGATGCGACTAGCGCCGATTGGTAACCAATAGACTAAATCATCATGAAATATCTTGTATAAGGAGGACAGAATGGCGCTTACCGTTGCAGTTGATTTCGATGGCGTGATCCACAAATACAGCAAAGGGTGGCAAGACGGAACGATCTACGATCCCCCCTTCGACGGAGCAATCGAGTTCTTAGATGTGTTGATCTGGAAGCGCGACTACTCTGTTTTCATCCATTCCACACGCGATCCCCAACAGATCGTAGACTGGTTTCGGGCACAGTTTGGCGGCGACGGCAGAGAACGTCCATTCTCCGTGCAAATTGTCCCTGATGATGTCGTGTTTTGGAACAAGCGAGGCGTATTGGGCGTGACAAATCGCAAACTGCCAGCGATAGCCTACGTGGACGACAGGGCGGTCAGATTCAACGGGGACTGGAAACAAGTTGCAGGCGAGATAGACGCGCTGCAAAGAGGGTGACGGTCAAGCCACCCCCGAACGGGACAGATAGCTGGAATTAAGGAGACACAGTCAACGACCCGCCCCCTGAAGGGGACGGGCTTGTAACTGCCCTCGGGCGGTTGCGCAGTTCCCCGAGCGGGGCTTTGCAACCTCGGGCGTTACTTCAAGGCCAGTTGACGATGGCCCATCCGACGACGCCAAACTCGCTCGGCGGATAAGGTTGTAGCAGGCGTTGAAATCAGCGTTATTGGAGTGACCACAATGCGGACAAGCAAAGCGATGCCCCTGGCGAGAACCGCGCTCACCACAGCGGGAGCAGTCCTGCGAGGTGTAGCGCGGGTCCACATAGACCACCGTGCAGCCCTTGTGGGTTGCCTTGTAGTCGAGAAACTGTTGAAGCTGACCGAAGGCCCACGAGTGGAAGTCGGCGCGTTGTTTGCGCCGCTGCTTCGCGCGCTGGCGTATGTGGGTCAGCTTCTCCAGCACAAGGGTGTCGCCGGGGGTGAGTCCGTCCACGATACGCCTGCTGATCGTGTGGTTGATCGCCGCCATCTGTCTGCGCTCCTTGCCCTGAAGCCGTCTCAACGCCCGGCGTGCGGACGGGGTGCCTTTGGACTGGATCGCAGCGCGGATCTGCCGATGGTGGCGGCGGATGTGCTGGGCTTGCTTGCCCGAGAACTTGTGTCCGATGCTGGACGTGGCAAGGTTGACCATACCGATGTCCACGCCGACCGTGCGGCCTGTTGGTGCGGGCGGGTCTTGCTCGCGTCGGACCACGATGTGCAGATACCACGTCTTGGTCTGCTTGTGGTAGACGAGTTCAGCCGCGCCGTTGACTTGCCAGCCGTCGAGAATGTGGCGCTGCCACTTACCCAAGGCCATCTCGACGCGCACACGCCCCTGGACGGTGGTCACGGACGCCTTGCCGTCCTTGGTGATGGCAAAGGTACGGGCGTCGAGCCGAACGGGTGTGTAGCGCCCAAACTCCCTCTTGCGCTTGGTCTTAGAGGCACGGTACGCCTCAGCCACTTTGTCGCGCGCACAGCACGCAAGTTGGGCGGGCAAGCCGAACTTCTCACGGGTCGGGTAATAGACGAGGTGGTGAAGCGCCACCTTGTTCCAGCAACGTTCGCGGTGGGCTACGGCAGAGATGTAGTTGCACGCCTCGGAGAACAAGCGCATGGTATCTCCAAAGGCGTGCTTGGCTTTACTGTCAGGCTTGAGCTTAACCTTCAGCGTCTTCTTGATCTCTGCCATATCAACCCCAAGTATACTCATATAGGAAAGGTGGTGCAAGGCCAACGGCTTAGACCCTCTCGGGTCGCGGCCAATTCCTCCTGCCCCCTGAACGGGGCAGGTCTCCTTGGCCGATTACGATGAGCATCAACCCCAACGCCCGCAAGCTGAAGGCCCCCGATCTGCTGCCCCAAGGCATTCGCGCCTGGGGCGGCCGGATTCCGAAGCGGATCCGGATGCTCACCACGGTCACGCCCGACACGATCCCCGGCGTGCCGGCCTATCAGATCCACGACGAATGGATGGCCGCGGTCGAGGGCAACGAGTACCCCGTCGAGATCAACCGCCTCGGCGCCGTAACCGCCCTGCTCCCCGGTGGCCGCAAGATCGGGGTTAAGCCGGACGAGTTCGAGGTGGTCGAATCGGTGTCCCTCGCGGTCGAGGACACCGACTAGGAAGGACCGTTGGGGCGGCATTTCGGACGAAGTCGCCCCATAACCGAAGAGGAGGACCGATGTACTACATCCTGAACGACGACACCAACCAGATCCTCGACATCAAGTTCGACCGACCCCAGAATCTGCAGGCGGAAGCGAATTTCTATGGCTGTCCAGTCTTCGTGATCGAGGGCGAGGTCATCCACACTCGGGTCAAGCCGGAGAAGGAGGAAGCATGAGCACGCACCCCCTGCCCGGCCACGCCGTGCGCCTGACTGCGCCCTGGTCCATCCTCAAGCCCGGCAAGATCGGCATCCTCGAAGGGCTCGTCGGCGTACCGCACGACGACTTCTCGATCATCTTCAACGTCATCGGCGCTTTCCGAGGCGGCCCAACGGGCAAGGACCCCGACGAGTACGTGAGCTGCAGCGGCGGCCCGGGCACGATCTCCACGCCCGCCGATCAGCTCACCCCCACCGACGAGACCGTGACGCTCTGGTTCTGGCGCTGGCGCGATCTGCCCCGAGCCGGCGGCGGCGAGCCGTATCAACTGACCGTCCCACTTTGGGAATGGAGCGGGACGAACCGAAAGGAGGAGCGATGCTTGCCCCCCGCCTAACCTTCATCGTAACGACGACGCTTGCAACCGACGACGATGACCACCTCCATGTCAGGAGCGTCGAGGCCTTCCGCCAAGCGATGGAAGATACCCTCTCCGAGAACACGCACCTGCTCGTCCCGATGAGGCGCGAGCTCGAGGACACCCAGGTGACCAAAGTCCGCGTCCAAGCCGAGCGCAGCCTGAGGCTCGACCGCGCCTTTCTGCCCGACGGCCCGTGGGTGGCGCGCGGTTTCGATTGGGACACCGGCTTCGCGCTGGTCGAGACGGCCAACCGCGGGACCGACGTGCCCGACCAGGGCTACCCCGTGGCGCAGGCCTACAGCGCAGCGATCGCCGACGCGATCGCGGAGCTGCCGGAGATCGGCAAGTTCCTGGCCGAGCTGGCCAATGACCCCGACGTGGACCTCGGCCACGGCCGGCGGCGCCATCGGCTGGCCCAGCTGCTCTTCCGCGCGTTCGGCTATCGCATCGAGGATTACGAGGGGGAATCTCATGCCAACGGCAACGGAGCCGAAGTCGAAGTGGACACGCCCGGTTGAGGGCACAATCTGCCTCGTCTACGACCAGGGCTGGCGCAAGTGCCACCGCGTCTATCGAACGGATCTGTTCTCGCACTACGTGGTCGCCCATTACCACTTCTTCAAGTAGCGTTACGTCGAGGAGCGGAGCACGACTCTCTCCGTTTACGACCCGCGCTTTTGGGTGCTGACCAAGGCGGTCCAGCGCAACCACCTCTCGATCGAGCCGCCGGGCCCGACCGAGTTCGTGCCTGCCGATGTCGAGCACGACGTCATGAGCCACTGGCGCGAGCTGCCGTGGGGTGACTGAGCCACCCATCCGCCTATAGCTGATCCCCGTAAGAATCTGCCCGGGCAAACCGCCGGGCAGAATTTCATTGAAGGAGGTGCCCTATGACCACACTGGCCGAAGCCCAGCGCATCACCGACTGCAAGCCGAGGAGCCGCTCGAGTTACCCCTACGAGATCCTGGTCGAGGAAAGCCGCGGGCGCGGGCTCCACTGGAGCAGCGACACCTGCTTCCAGACCGCGCTCGGCTACATCTACAACCGCGGCCTGATCGAGGACTTCCGCCGCTTCGTGGCCAACCGCGCCGGGACGGAGCTACACGACAGCCGGGAGGTGAGCGCTTGAAATGTCCACCCAAGAGCTGGGCCCGCTTTATCTGCGCCACCACGCGAACCGCGCTGAGCTGTCCGTCGTGGCGCCTGCGGGCCGCCGCCCGGGCCGCGTCGTCGCAACACTCCCGCTCGGGGCCGGGCGCATCCGCCGCCGCCAGCGCCGCTTCGCCGCGCTCTTCCACGCCGCGCCCAAGCTCCACGACCTCGCGTACCAGCTTGCCGATCGCGCGCTCACGGGCGACGACGATCCCCTCGTCCAAGAAGCGTTGAGCCTGCTGGCCCAGATCGACGAATCCGCCTGATTCCTTATTCATCGTTTCGTGTCAACATAAGAACCGTAGGCGGCGGCCAAGCGAGCCGCCACGGAAAGGAGGGGGCGTGAACCCGAAGCCCGTCAGCCCCGATACCTTCGTGCCCGTCCACTGCCCGCAGTGCGACCACGAGATCGACGACGTGCGCTTCCAGACCGACTTGCTCCTGGTCGACGACCGCCAGATCGACTGGGGCGAGGTCAAGGAGGCACTGGACCACTACGACTTCGTGCGCAAGCACGGGGCGTTCCCCGTGGCCGAGACCGACAAGCTGGCCGACGCCCTCAGGGCGATCGTCGGCCAATTCTCAAAAGGAGGTGACCACGATGGCTGAGAAGCGACCGAAGTTCGATCCCGATCCCAACATCGAGGAGACGGTCCGCCTCAAGTTCACCGAGGCCAAATCGGGCGAGAACGCTCACGGCCAGTATTTCCTGCTCGGGATCATCCACGTCCAAGAGGACGGGGACGAGGTCGAGAAGACCTGGTTCCTGCCCGAGCGATGCGCGGTCTGGATCCGCGACAACTGCAACCGGGACGAGGTCGTCACCGTCCAGAAGCGCATGAAGTCGGGTGAGAAGGCGCACTACTGGTTCATCAACGGCCAGGAGGTGCCCTTCGGCCTGAAGTGGGACGGCGATGACGACAACACCGCTCCCGCACAATCCAACGGCAACGGCGCCGCCAGGCAGCCCGCCTCCAACGGCGGGAGCGCGCCGGCCGGCAAGCCCGCGTCCGGGCCGCCGGCCGACACGATGGACCGCCGCTCGGCGCTGCACGCCGCGGTGGAGTTCAACCTCGGCTTGGCGCGAATCACGCTGGACGATTCCAAGCAGGACACGCGCGTGCTGAGTTCCGTCTCGATCATCCAAGACGCGGAGTTGTTCACGCAGTGGATCCAGGAAAGCGGCTCCGACGCCCTCGAGCGCGTGCTGAAAAAGGAGATCAGTCGGCTCGCCGGCGAGTGGGGCATCCCCGTCAAGGAGGTGGGCCAGTACGCCAACGCCACCTACGGCAGCGAGCTGAAGCTGAGCCACTACGCCCAGCTCGTCGAGGAGATGCGCAAGGACGCCTTCGGCTCGAAGCTGAAGGACACGCTGCAAGCGGTCAACCAAGCGGCCTAATGTGATTCGCTCCCAAATCTTCAGACACGTTCTCTCTGTGGGGTCAAGCGTGTGGAGCCGGGTCGGACGGTTTCGGGAGCGAGCCGTCCGACCCACTCCGCTTTCAGAAAGGAGCACCATGAACATCACCGTCAACGAACGACCGGTGGACATCGGCGTCGAGGCCGTCGGCAAGATCCCCAAGCAGGTGGACGACCCCTTCGCCGAGGTGTTCGCCGAGCAGATGGAGGTGCGCGGGGAGAAGATCGACCGCGTGGCCATCATGCTCCAGCCCCCGGCGCCGGCCCCGGAGGCGCCCGAGCCGGCCCCGATCTTCGTGGCCGAGCACAGCGCGGACTACCGGCTTATCCCCAACGAGTACGTGCACCAGACCGTGAAGGACCTGCTGACGCGCTCGGGGCTGGGCGAGGTGCGGCCGATCAACATCGTCTGGACCGGCAAGCGCTACCTGGAGCGCTACCTCGTCCCCGAGGTCGACTTCGGCGTGGGCAACTCGCGCGTCTCGCTGGGCGTGCAGGCCACCAACTCCTACGACGGCTCCACGGCCTTCGGGATCGAGTTCTTCGCCTGCCACCTCCAGTGCGAGAACCAGTTCCACATCGGCAACCTGCTGGGCAGCTTCCGCTTCAAGCACGTCAACGGCAGCACCGACGTGCTGATGGCCGACGCCCTGGAGGAACTGCGCGCGGGCAGCGAGCGCTTCGTCGAGTTCCTGCCCTACATCGAAGCGATGCAGGGGCGCGAGATCGACCTCGACCGCGTGCTGACCTGGTTCCACGACCTGAGCAAGGCGTCTCCGGCCTGGCCCCAATCGAACACGGCCGCGGTGCTGGCTTCACTCCGTGACCAGCCCCGCAACGAATGGGGACTGCTCAACGCCTTCACCGAGGTCACCACCCACCGCGTGGGCGGAATCTCGGGCGTCAAGCTCAGCCGGGCCGTGTGCGACTACGCGCTCGGCAAAGCCAAACCCATGATCGCTGGCGGGGACGCCCCGGAGCCGTCTCCCAACTGATCCGGACGTCCGCTGGCAAGCTGTACCCGTGTGCCCCTCTGCGAGGTCTCTTTCCGAGGCTCCGCCTCGTAGGGGGCGCGCGCGGGTTTTCCCAAAGGAGGCGACCATGCGATCGAAGGAAGTGTCCCCGGTGCGCAACCAGAAGCGCTCCACACTGCAAGCCGAGGACTTCCGCGGCCAGCGCGAGGACCTGCTGGCGCACAAGGATTCCAAGCGTTTCGGCCTGCAGCAATACTTCACGCCGCCCAAGCTGGCCGAGCTGCTGGCCCGCCGGCTGCCGGACGATCCGGCCATCGTGGTGGACCCCACCGCCGGCGCCGGCCACATGCTGCGGCCCTACAGCTCGCCCTACCGCCTGGCCTTCGACATCGACGCCCAGGCGCTCAAGCGCATCCTCAAGCACGAGGGGATGCACAAGTTCAACGTGGACCTGCCGGCCTTCCAGCCGTACCTCGCGGCCATGAACTTCCGCGCCGACTGCGTGGCCATGAACCCGCCCTACGGCCTACGCTGGCAGACGCCGTGGGGCAAGATCGACGCGCAGGAGGCCTGCCTGCGCATGGCGCTGAATTGGCACGCCAACGGCTACATGCTCATGTCGATCAACCAGTGGGATCGGTTCAAGCCGAAGCTGCAGCGCAAGTTCGAGGCGATCGCCCAACTCCGCAACGTCTTCCCCGGTACGGAGGTCGTGGTCATCCTGGGGTTCTTCGCGGCCTACCGGGACATCGACCCGATCCAGCTGGGCACCTTCGACCTGGCCCAGCCCGACGGCTACCGCCTGCTCGAAGAGAAGCTGGCTCAGTGGCCTGCGCTCACCTACCGCCACCGCGACCTCACCCTGGACGACGAGCAGCGCGCCGAGATGGTCGAGCGCGCCCGGGCGGCGTACCAGCAATACCGCCGCGAGCGGGAGGACGACGCGCCGTTCTCGATCGACGTGCGCGGCCGCAACCTGAGCGTCAAGCCCACGCCCTACGAGAAGTACCGCCTGATGGACGCGCTCGACGAGCCCGACGCGCTCAGCGTGCTCAACCTGGGGCGCACCAACAAGTCCTACCTGGTGGCCAACCCCAAGGTGCGCCGGCTGCTGCAGAGCGAGGAAGTGGGCCGGATCCTGACCATCTCGCCGCGGGCGGCCGCCGTTCTGGAAGAGGCGGCCGAGACCGTCAACACCGCCGAGCTCGCCCCGCTGCGCCCGCTCAAGCCGCACCAACGGCTGGGCTACCTCGACAACCTGGAGCGGGTGAAGTGCGTCCAGGACGACCCGGCGCGCGGCTTCGTGGCCGGGGTCCACTACAAGATCGACGTGCACACCAACGTCAACACGGCCGACTTCGAGCGCGCCGTCACCAAGCAGGGCGAGAAGCAGACCATCCGCTTCGTGCGCGTGACCCGCGGCCTGGAGATCACCATCTCCGGCAACGGCGCCGAGTACACCGTCCATGAGAACAAGGAAGGGCTCGAATACCTCGAGGCCCACTTCGAGCTGCCCGAGATCCAAGACGTCTCCCAGGTCGACCCCCGCTACGAGCACAACCTCAAGAGACTCGAATCGATGGGCCTCTGCTGAGTCAACGTCCCCCCACATCATAGGCCAGAAGCGCTCATCCACTGGCGATGACCGCTTCTTTGAAGGAGGAGATTCCATGCTCCGCGTCCTCAGTCTTGGGGGCGGTGTGCAGAGTTCCGCCCTGTTGTTGATGGCCGAAGAAGGCGTCTTTGACCAACGACCGGGCCTGGCCGTGTTTGCGGATACCGGCTGGGAACCGCCTTGGGTTTACGACTACCTGAGCTATCTCGACGAGCAGACCTCGATCGAGATCGCCCGCGTCTCCAAGGGCAACCTGAAAGAAGACCTGCTAAACGCCGACTCGGACTCCCGTTTCGCTTCTATCCCTGTGTTCACCCGCGATCCAGAAACGGGCAAGGTCTCGATGCTACGCCGCCAATGCACGCGCGAGTACAAGGTCGAGCCCATCCACCGCTACCTCCGAAGTCGTCTCGGCCCCGGCCGGCCGCAGCCGGCCTCCGTGGAACTCTGGATCGGGATCAGCCTCGATGAGGCCCAGCGTATGAAGCCCTCGCGCCGGCAGTGGATCGAAAACCGCTGGCCCCTCATCGAACGACGCATCTCGCGCGCCGGCTGCCTGGCATGGCTGAAAGACCGCGGTTACCGACTCCCGAAGAAGTCGAGCTGTATCGGCTGCCCCTTCCACGACGACGGTTTCTGGCGCGACCTACGCGACAACCACCCGGAACTATGGAACGATGCTGTAGCCTTCGACCGACGCATCCGTCGGCTCCCGCGCGTGCATCACGACTGCTACCTCCATCGGCAGGCGGTCCCCCTGAGTGAGGTGGACCTCTCGACCGAGGAGGATCGTGGCCAAATCGCCTTCGGGTTCTCCGCTGAATGCGAAGGCATGTGCGGGGTTTGATTCGCAGAAAGGAGGCGCTATGCGCGTCTGGCTCGCCAATGTCGAGCACTCCCTGGACGAGCAGTTTTCTCCCGGCGACACGCTCGTCCTGCACGATCCGTTCGTCTTCCGCGACGTCCGCAAGGGCGGGCGCACGACCCTGAGCCGCGCCAACCGCGAGGAGCGCAGGATCTACGACTACCTCTGGATCCAATACATCGGCTACACCGATTTCTTCGGCGAGGACGACTTCAGGGAGCGCATCGAGGAGGCCGTCTCGATCAAGCGCACCCAGCACGGGCTCGACCCTGAGCTGCGCCTGCCGCCTGCCCGACAGCCCGTTGGCGCTTGAGGACGAGCGCCAACGGAAAGAAAGGAGGTGCCCGCCGTGAGCATCACGCTGTTTCCCTACCAGCGGGACGACCTGGCCAAGCTGGGCTGCCGTTCCAAGGCCCTGCTCGGCTACCAGCAGTCCTTGGGCAAGACCCTGACCAGCCTGATCTGGACCAAGCTGCGCAACGCCAAGCGCTGTCTCGTGATCGCCCCGCAAGACCTGTGGGACCAATGGCGCGCCGAGGCCGACAAGCTCGGCATCGAGATGACCAAGGTCGACAGCTACGCCCAGGCGATCCGCCTCTGGCGCGCGCGGCCGCGGGGGTACTACTTCACCCACTTCGAGTTCTTGAAAGGGATGCCCACCAAGCAGGAGCCCTCTCCCGACTGGCGGCCCGGACCGGCCTGGGAGCAGCTCGGGCGCGGCCCCTACAAGAAGGACGCGCTGCAGGAGTTCTACCGCCGCAGCCGGGTCTGCCGGCGTTGCCGCGGCCGACTCACGACCGACTTGCGCCAGTGCGCCGACTGCGGCGAGCCCAACACCTTCGAGGCGGAGCGGGACGAGCGGACCGACGAGGAGCTGCCCTTCATATCCTACTGCCCCGAGTGCCGCGCCGTGGAGGGCTGGAGCGGGCAGGTGTGCGCCCACTGCGGCTACCACCGCTACGAGGCGCGGCCCACGCCGGTCTACCAACTCCTGAAGAACATCTTCGACACCATCCTGGTGGACGAGGGCGTCAAGATGAAGAACGTCAACAGCCTGCAGGGCCGCGCCGTGCACGCGCTGCGGGCGCGCAACAAGATGGTCCTGAGCGGCTCGCCCATCAAGTCCACGCTGCCGGACCTGTTCTACTTGCTCCACTGGTGCTACGGCGAGGGGAGCGCGGTGTTTCCGTATCGCTTTGAGGGCGGCTTGGACAAGTTCCTGGAGGACTTCTGCGTCTACGAACAGGAGAAGAAGAAGTATAACAAGGGCAACACCAGCGGCAAGCGCTTCCTGCCCGAGATCACCAACATCTCGATGCTCTGGCGCCTGCTGAGCCCCGCCATCCTGCGGCGCACCAAGCCCGAGGCTTACGGGATGGAGTTCGTGGACATGAGCACGCGCTACGTCGACCTCCCCATGAGCCAGGAGCAGCGCGCGGTGTACGACTGGTGGGAAACCGAGTTCGTCGAGTGGTACAAGCAGACGCACGCCTACAGCGGGGACGACCACACGCTCGAGCTGCGCCAGAAGATCATGGGCCAGCTCGCCAAGCTCAAGACGGCCTCCTCGTTGCCCAGCTCCGACAAGCTGGAAGGGCGCGACCTCGAAGACGGCTTCCACGTGGGCAAGCGGCTGGACGACGGCCTGACGCCCAAGACGGCCTGGCTGATCGAGAAGCTGGCCGAGGTCCGCGACCGCGGCGAGCAGAGCCTGGTGCTCACCTCGCTGCAGGACTACGCCGAGCACCTGCGCAAGGAGCTCGACCGCATCGGCCTCAAGGCGCTGGTGCTCAACGGCACGGTCTCGCCCAAGAAGCGCGGCGCGCTCGTGCGGGCCTTCAAGCGCGGGGAGTACGATCTGCTCATCGCCGGGATCGAGGCCATGAACCTGGGCCACAACATCGAAAACGCGCGCTACGCCTTCATGACCGACTACATCTGGGAACACTCGACCACCCGGCAGGCCGTCGAGCGCATCCACCGCACGCACTCGAAGGACGACGTCGAGGTTTACTACCTCTACCACCGGGACTCGATCGAGGAGTACCATATCGACCTGATCCGCCGCAAGGGCAACGCCAGCGACCTTGCGATCGACGGCGCGCTGCAGGACAACGAGGAAGAGCGCCTGAGCGTGTTCGACGTGGCCAAGCAGATCACCGCCGGTCGGGTCCGGCGCCAGGCCGACGGCGAGGAGATGCCCCAGGCCGAGCTGCGCGAGCGCGTGAACGCCCTACGACCGCAGGCGGCACAGAACGGAAACGGAAACGGGAACGGCCACGCCAACAGCCACTTCAAAAAGCCGGCAGCCACCACCGTTGGCGAACAATTGAGCCTGTTCGGTTCTTAAAGGAGACCCCCATGCCACTGACTACCGAAGAGCAAGCCCGCTGGCTGCGCCATTGCACACTCCACAATGCCCGCGCGCTGGACAAGCCCTTCGCCGTCGAGATCGAAGGCCGGCCCATGACCCTGGCCACGGACGGCTACGGGATCATCCTGGGCCCCCGCCTTGAGGGCCTCGAGCTGCGCGACCCGCTGACACACCCCGACACGCCGTCTGGGGTCGGCGCCGAGGACCTTCGCAAGCTCGCCTCCGAGTTGCTCGCGCCGCCGGAGCGCGACCTCGGCGTCGTCGAGCTCAAGCGACTGCTGGCCTGGTGCGACGGGCCCGGTCCCGCCTGGCTGGAGCGGTGCCCCGACTGCCAGGACACCGAGCACGTCCGCTGCCCCGACTGCGAGGGGACCGGCGGGCACGTCATCGCAGAGGACGAGGCCGAGTTCTGCGCCAAATGCGACGGTGAGGGCGTCATCGGGTGCGCCGCCTGCCGCAAGGCCCCCTACAACGCGCCGGCGCGGCCAAGCCTCGGGAAGCTCGGGGGCGAATTCTTCAACCGAGAGCGCCTGTATCGGCTTTTGTATGGGCTGCCCGACTCCAGGGTGGCTTTGGGGTTCCAAAGGAGATACAGCGCCACGCTGCTGCGAGTGGCGGGGTATGACTGGACCGTCGGGACGATGATCATCGCGCCTGAGAATCTTGACCTCCCCGACGTGCCCGAGCTCGAGCTCTAGTTACTGCTGGGGAGTTCGCGTTCCGCCTTGGCTTCCTGCACGTCGGTGTAGCCCTTCTCCTGTGCCAGCAGGATCGCCTTGACGAGCTGGCCCGGCCCGAAGTGCCGCACGTTGACGTCGGTGGCGATCTTCTTCAGGAAGCCCAGTTCGCGCAGCGTGTCGAGGAAGCGCTCGGTGATCTGTGAGCTAGCCTTGATGTGGTCGAGCCTGTCCTTCGTCCCCGGCCGGGTCGCCTTGAGCGACTCGTCCAGGAGCTGCAGATCCCGCTCGAATTGCCGGAAGACCATGCCTATCATGCCCGAGATGCGGTCCCCGGCCTTGGCCCCCTCGAATGCCGTTTCGTGGATCAGGTGGATGTCCGAGGCGATTGTCCTGCGGCTTACATCGAACCATTTGGCCATCTGGACCTGCGTCGGGCGCGGCTGATCCGAGCCGTAGAGGTAGTACTCGACCAACATGCGCCGATCGTCAGCGGCCAGCTCACCACCCCGGCCGGCCTGGACAAAGGCCTGAAGGTCCTCGATCGAGCGTTCCTTGATCTGGTCCTTCCCGGCAGGCCCTCGGGACACCTATGCCACCCCCGCCTCGCGCATGGCCTCGCCCACGAGCGATTCGAACACCCGCACGGTCCACTCGGTCGGGTTCACCTGGAGCTGCCGGGCGAAGCGAACCAGATGGCGCACGACGGCGTCCTGTTCCCTCGGGTCCAGCGCCTCATAACGCGCGGCCGTGCGCTGGGTCTGCTCGAGCTTGCCCAGCTTCTTCAGCCGGGTCAGCACCCGCTCGCGCAGCTCGAAGTCCGTAAGCTGATCCCCGAACGGCGCCCGGCGGGACGGTTGCGGTTCCGGAATCCGGGCAAGCCTCTCGTCGAGCGCCCGATTGAACGGATCGCGCAAGGCGTCCAGTTCCTCTTCTTGGAACCCACCGTCTCGCACGATTTTCTCCCCGGCAATCCGGTTGAGCTCGTCCACCAGTTCGCGCGCCAGCCGGCGCGATTGGTTACGTTCGAGTACGGCGATCCGACTGCGGAAGTCGTCGTATTTGCCTTTCACGTCGGAGAACTTCAGGATCGCACGCGAGGCGAACGAGTCCAGGTCTACGAAGATATCGAGGTTCGCATGGCGCTTTGGCCCCAAACGAAACTCCTCTGGAGCTTCGAATTCCGAGAGATCGACCCCCTGCTCCCGCGCCCGCCAGGACGCCCGCGCGAACGACCGTTGCATTTTCACACTCGCTTCCGCTTTCGCATCGTGTTGAGGTGGCCCGAGACCTCGAAGCCATCATCGTGCGTTCCCAGGCTGGGGCGCGCCTTCTCACGGAAACGCTGTGCGGTTTCCAAGGCGAGGTTGATGTACTCCCGCAGCTTGTCGGCCTCATAGTTCCTGGTCAGACCGTACTTTTTCTTGAGCGCCTCTGGATTCCCGGCCAGCCAGTCATAGGCCGCCGCGGCCGCGAGGTCTAGATCGCCGCCGGCGTCATCCAGCCAGCGATCGAGCAGCTCGTTGGGGAAGGCCATCGTGCGCGGCTCGGTATCCCCCAGGTTCTCACGTAGCTTGTCGCCGTCGCCTGAACCCGTGTAGTTGTATGTAAGGGCCATCACATACCCCTTTGCTAAGTTGGATAGACTACCTTATTATGAAGAAACTTTAGGAGGTAACCATGAAACGGATTGTATGCGCGCTCTTGCTTCTTTCGCTCTGTTCTCAGACAGCCCTTCACGCGGGACAGGCCACTCAGGGAGCGGATGTTTCCTTTGTGGTCGAAGACGTGCTGGTCCTCTCCGTTATCGGGGCCGACACGCCAATCCAGGTTGGGCCAGACCCTGTCCGCTTCGGGGCCAACGTCCAGTCCATTGCAGCCTTCCGAGTCGGTTTGCGTGTGGTGGAGGCCGGAGACGACCTGTCTGGCCTTTTGGTCGAAGCCGGCGCGAGCGGCTGGCCCGGCACAACTGCCGTCGAGCTGACGACTTTCCAGAGCCCTACCATCTGGCTTGACGGTGCCTTTACAGGTCACAACAACGCTGACGGATACGGTGAAACCTCGCTTGTAACGCTGCGCACCGAGGAGGGGACTTTCAGCGTTGAGCCCGTTATAGAGGTTAGCTGAGAGCCACATTCCCCGTCACCACCGTTCCGTCTGCCTGCTTGGCCTTGACCATCAGTTTAGCCGAACCGTTCGTATCGTCGAACCAAAGGGCCAATTCACTCGCGTCCAGGTCACCATCGGCAGGCGCGGCGTTCTTCTTCGTGATGAAGTAGCCGTCCTTATTAAACCCCCCCAGGAACGTATCGCTGGAGTCTAGCAGTCGAAGCATGTCGGCTGTCGGGGTTGCTGCGTGCTTAATCAGATGCCCGATATCTCCAGCATCGTTGATGACTTGATGTAGCTGGGCTGTAGGCGCAGTGATGTTTAGGCCCAGCTTGATGGAATCCGACCCGATCCCACCGATGACTGCTACGTTGTCAGCATCTACTACGGCGTTGTATCCGATGGCGATGGCTTGAGAACGCTGGGTGGAAGAGGCGAATCCTGTTTCAAAACCGAGGAAAGTGTTGTTGGCGCCGGTCGTGGTGGCGTTCCCCGTGGTTCCATTCGGAGCATAACCGGCGCGATAGCCCACGGCTGTATTGCCTGCGCCGCCCTGAATAGATCGTAGGGCTTGGGAGCCCACCCCAACAGAGTTAGTTGGAGAGCCGCTGGTGGAACCGAATGCACATTGTCTCCCGATAAATACGTTATTGCTACCTGCTCGTTTCCCAGCTGTGTCACCTATTAACACATTTGCGCCTGCGTCTATGTCTTGACCGGCCGATGATCCTATGATTACGTTGACTGAATTGGTTGTGAGCGATTCCCCGGCTCTCGCCCCGATCAGGGTATTGTTGTTACCCGAAGTAATATCAAAACCCGCGCGACGTCCAATAATAACACTCCCATTAACCCCAGCATCGCTACCGTCCCCTGCGTCGATTCCAATACTCAGCCCTGTCGTATCCCACTGCTTGATCGGTGCCCCGCCTGCGAATATAAGATTACCGGCGTTGTCCACGGAGAACATCGTGCTTGAACCGACTTGCAGGTCAAGCAGCTTCGTTGAGCCTGAGCCGGTAGCCGTTTCCGTCACGTCGACGTGGATCGCGGTATAGCCTGCCGTCGAGGTCTGGTTGATCGTGGGCGTGATGCTGAGCTGCGTCTCGGTGCCGGACGAAGCCGTGAACGTGTCGCCAATCGATGCGCCGGGATCGTCGTCGGTCCAGGGCGAGCTCCCGCCTCCACCACCAGTTGCCCACTTCACGCCGCTTGCCTGTGCGCTGTCGGCAGTTAGAACCTCATCGTCCGCACCCACATCGAGCGCCACCCAGTTTGTCCCGTTGGCTACCATGACGCGCCCCTTGGTTTTTCCAAATCCGGCGATCGTGGTCAGGTCTGAGTCGGCAGCCTGATAGCTACCCAAGTCGCTGATCTGGCTCTCGGTGATGGTCAGGGCGGCTTCGTGCTGCGTCACGCTCGATTGCGCGATGCGCGCATCCGCGAACGTCCCACTGGTTACGTCCCCAGCCGCGTGGCTGTGGCCCGTGGCCGCGATGCCGGCTTCACCTAGCGTGTTATTGATCCACTTTTCGCCATCCCACCTCAGCACCTCCCCGGAGGCGATCGAGGTGATGGTTACGTCACTCAAGTCGCTCAACGACTCCCCGGTGATGTTCAGCAGGTAGTTCCCCAGGTCAGAAATCTGCGACTCCGTGATCGTCAGCGAGGCTTCGTGCTGGGTGACGTTGCTCTGCGCGATCCTGGCATCGGCGAAGGTGCCGGAATCGATGTCGCCGGCGGCGTGGTTGTGCGAGGCCGCGGCTACGTCCGTGCCGATGATCAGGTTGTTTGCGTGCCAGAGGTTGTAGAAGTTCGTCCCGTCCTCGGTGACCTGCCAGGTATCGGTTGTCTCGTTCCAGCGGAGTTGCACGTCGGCGCTCGTCCCGCGTTCGACTTCAATGCCTGCGTTGAGACTGGGCGAGCCGGTAACGCCGTCGTTGAGTCGGATGATGTTGTCGTCGACGTTGAGCTCGCTGGTCTGGATCTCGGTCGCGCTCCCCTGGACGGTCAGGTTCCCGCTGATGGTGATGTCCCCGGAAAACGTCTGTGCCCCGGTGTCGTCCAGGTCGGCGTAGTTCTTGAGATCGGATATCTCGGACTCGGTATGCGTGTGACTCGGCAAATCGCCGGCGGCCAGCGTGTTCCAGGCCGGCGCGGCCGAGTTCGCCCCGTCGCCGGTCTGGACCAGAAACTTCTTGGTCGTGGCCGTGTTCCCGGCCAGCCGGGCGGTGTTGCCCCCGTCGTGGTAGGCGATGTCCCCCAGCGTGGTCAGACGGCCGATGTCCGTCGCCACGGGCCACTGGCGGCTGACGTCAATCAACAGCTTGTCCGCGCTGGGCTCGCTGAAGATGCTGTTCGTATCGCCCGTGGTGGCGATCTCTGTCAGGTCGGAAGATTCGTTCGTACTGTCGTCTCCAAGGTCGAGCACGATCGCACTCCCGCTTCCGGCCGCGGCCCACTGCAACCCCGTGCTTGTGGCACTGTCCAGTGTCAACACCTGGCCGTCCAAGCCGATGTCTAGCTTAGCGAGGTTGGAGCCGTCGTAGACGAGGATATCGCCCTTGGTCAGCGTCAGCCCGGCGAGGTCGTCGAGGACCGCGCCATGGGCCTGTACGTGGTTCCCGATTACAAGCCCCAAGTTTGACCGCGCGCCGGAAGCGTCGCTGGCGCCGGTTCCTCCGTCGGCCACGGCCACGTCCGAGCCGCTGGCGTAGTAGATCGCGTTGCCGCCCATCGTGACAGCGGTCGAGAGGTCGAAGGTCGCCGGATCGCCGACGGTCGCCGTCACGAAGGTCGTCTGCGAGACGGAACCGAGGTCCATCACGCGCCACTCGACCTTGTCCCCGGTAGTAAAGGCGCCCTGGACGTCGATCACGGCGGAGTTGCTCTTGAAGAGAATAGTCCCGGGGCTGTCTATCGTCCCAAAACTCATGTCGATATTACCGTTGAGGGCAAAGTTCCCGCTTTGGTCAAAGGAAAACTTCTCCGCTCCCCCATTGTCCTTTAGCGAGAGTCGATAAAACGAGCTCGCTTCCGGCACGAGCTCGAGCTGCATCTTGAGCTCGGTATTCGTATCCGCCGAGTCGTTGAACCAGTTCCCGATGAACACGAGCCGGGGCGAGCCGTCCCCCTGTGACCCGTCCCCGTCGCTGTGCGTCGTGGGGTTCTTCAGAGTAACGTCGTTGCCGGCGTGCTCGAAGGCAAAGGCCTCGAAGGTCGGATTCTGCAGAAAGTCGACGATCTGGCCCAGATAGGCCGCGCTGGTGGCCGAGCCGTAGACTGCGGTCACATCGCTGGCTGCGTGGGTCGCATCCGAGCCGGACACGCCGCGCGTCAGCCCGGTGAGCTTGTCGTTGGCCTCGTCCTTGCCCGTCCACTTCACGACCTCGTCCCCGCCCACCGGATCACGGATGACCGCCCAGCCGGCCGACTCCAGGTCGGACACGTCCTCGTTGACGTCCATCTCGCTGGTCACACCGACGTTGAGGTCGGCGGCTAGCGTCATCACGACGAAATCGGTGGGCTTGACGAGCTCGCTTGCGTTCACAGGCTACTCCTTCTCTTCTTCTCCCTCGCCCTTCTGCGCAGCCTTGCGCTTCTTGGGGCTGCGGTAGAGGTCCTCAGCCTCCTTGAAGGCCTCCTGCAACGCGGCCTTCCCCAGGACGTTGCCGGCCCCCTCGCGGTCGAGGAACTGCTTGCGTACCTCGCGCTCAAGGATCTTGTAGTCGGTCTGGTCCAACTCGACGTAGTCGTCCTCGCAGCGGGCGATCTGGATGCCGATGTCCCGCAGCAGGATCGCGGTTTCGCTGTCCTTGGGCGAGAGGTTTTCTACCACGTCGCACAGGAGCCGCTTCACACTGAAGGGCTCCTCGCTGCCGTCTGCATTTCGACGGGTGACTTCATCGCCGTTGAGTTTCGTCAGGGCCTTGCCGATGTTGAGCAGTCGCTTAGCTTTGCTGGCCATGTCTACGCCCTCCTTCTTACTGATTGGCCCCAGTTTAAGGGCTGGCAATGACTCCTAACGGAAGAACAGGCGTAGGTTTTTGACGTAGGGGAGGAAGGGGAATGTCTTAGGTCTCGTAAATGTTATGACAGGTTGGAAAAATCTCCCCTTCAATAAGCCACGAGAAAAGAGAGTTTTCAAGTTTTGGCCATCACAAAACCCAGTGTTTGTTTCCTTTAGATCTATTGCTTCTGAATCATATTGTTTTAACTCTCCCCCATCGTCTGTCATTCTAATTTCCAACTGGACATTATGCGGGCGAGAGATGAATGACTGATGCGTGATTCTCGATAGTATCTTAGAGGAACCAAGGTCTGTGATTGGCCCATACCAGGTGGCAGTCGTTGGAAAAGCCGAAGAGAGAAAGTTATTTGCTCCAGACCCTCCAAAATATACAACCTGGTCTATATCCCCCTGGAATGGATTACTTGTTTGACCAGTTCCCAGATCATATTCCCTACCAATATGCAGATCGTGCCCTGGGTCTTGTGTTACACGATTATCAAGTTGATGGACTCTGTAGCTTTCTCCGTTAATGAATACGGTATACTGCCCGCCACTCAACCTCACACCTATTGAAACCCAACTTTTTTCTTCGGCAATTTGGTTGCCTAGATGGGCAGTTAATGGAACCTGGACCACAAACGTTATCTCGACATTTTCTGAGGGAGACTTCTTGCCTGATGAAGTTTGGATAGAATGGCCAATTTCAAACTTACTTGGCTCTGCAGGATCCATTTGGACCCTCAGAAATTCCGGCTTATGGAACAATGTCCCACCCTTCCAGTTACGGATGACAAAAGCTGCAGAAAAATTGTGTGTTGGAGGTGGGCCCCCTCCTGTTGTAATCCCAACCATCGAAGAGTGATGGCCGTATACAATGTGTGGATCTTTCAAAAACACCTTATCCACATCTGTTTCCCAATTCCCATCGATCAATTGCCCGTCCCCAGCAAGACCTTCATTTTGGATCACGTTACCGGATCCCGTATATATTCTTGAGAGCACGGAGACTTGATGAAGTTGGGGGAGACTATGAAGGGCGTCACCGAATGGGAGTCCCATGCTGAGCGTACCCGGAGGGCTTAGAGGCTGTGTTTGGTTGTGGCTCCCAGACTCGAAAGAGCCGTCAATTAGAACTTCCGTTAGATCCATCGTTCCCTTCTCTAGGGGTCTCTAGGGCTCCGAGCATTACCTTCAGCCAAGCAGCAAGCCGATAAAGTTTCCCCTTCTCATCTTCGATTTGGACCTCCATCCCGGCCTTTTGGAAAATCAAATCAAGCTGGTGTGCAGAACTAATAGCTATCCGGGAATCCAAATCATGAATCTCTGCGGGATAAGCGGTGTAGTTCGTATGGAACCGGATCAAGACGGGCTTGAGCCCCCGGCGAGACATGCCGCGTGCCATGCCCTCTATCCCTGTGTGCCGTTCTGCTGCTGAGCCTGCCGCTGGCGCAGCTCCTGCTCATACTGTCGGCCAACAAGCAATAGGTGCTGGGCCAGCATCGTGAGTCCCTCCATCGGAATCCTGACGGGCTCTCCCCCCTCTTCGACCACCAGCATCTCGTCCCCGCGTTGCTCGAAGCGCGTGTTGCCGATGTAGTAGCCTGCACGTGCCATTACTCGGATCAGCTCCTTTCGTTGCTCAGTGGACAACCCAGCCAGGTGCGCCCACAAGGAATCGTCCCCGCAGCACCTCGAGGGTGTAGACCTGCGTGGGCTCGTCATGTCGAACGACCTCCTCCACCACCGTCGTCCCGCGCTTGGCCAGCCGCCCCAGGCGGCCATAGCGGGTGAGTGTATCGCCGGGCTCGATCCGCCCAGCCTCCACCAAGCGTACCCGCCCGCGACGAAGGACGGTCAGCTTGTGCTCGGGGGTCGCCTCCAAGACCTCTGTCGCCTCACGGACGCGGATTACCACTGTCCCCGGAGCCGTCCGAGTGCGCACCTCATGCACGATCTCGCCGGAGAGCCACCCGACCCGGCTCAGCTTGGCCGGAGCCATGACGTGCATGCCCGGCTCGACCATCTCGATCGGCAACAAACCCTCGTCCGTCCGGACCAGCGTGCCGGAGGGGAAGGAGGAGGGGCAGCTTACCAAGCCACAACTGTTCCCTCCGAGTAAGACGATCTCCGTGCCGTGGCAGTTGATGACCGTATCCCACTGACAAAGCGCGCTCTTGATGCTGCTGATGTCGTTTTGGTTGGCCTCGACGGTCGTGAGCAGGGTCGAGCCTGCCAAGGTCATATTGCTCAACGCGCCCAGGTCCTCCGCGGTCTGCTGAATGTTCTGCCTGTTCGTTTCCAACCCCCCATCGACACTAACAAAGCTCGTGAGTGGCAGTCCGATTGCCAGCTTGAGGTTTTCGTTCCCCTTAACCGGATCAAATACCTCCCCGTCATGGTTTTCAACTTGGATGTTGAGCGTATCGATCGTCTTGGCCGAGACCGTCAGCGTCCCGATATCGCCTCCGTCGACGTTCACGATGGCGTCTACGATGCTGGTCGCCTGGACGAGCAAGTCCTGGATGTTCCCGTTGATCGTGTTCTGGATGTTGACGTTGGAATCGACAGTATCAATCCGCGTGGCGATGTTGAGCGTGCCACCCGTGACCGAACCGATAATCGTGCTCAGGTCGAACGAGTTGAAGTTGGACACGTTGCCGATGACCTGCTGGACCGATAGTGCGTTGAAGTCATCCAGGTTGCCGATCGCTTGCACGATTGAGGTCGTACCGAATGTGCTCAGATCACCAATCGCCTGGCTGATCGAGGTCGTGTCGAAGTTGGACAGATTGCCGATGATCTGCTCGATTGTGAGCGACCCGAAATTGGACAAGTCCCCGACCACCTGGCTGATGTTGTCGGCCTTGGTGTCGACCTCGTCGATTGCTGCATCGGTTTCGTCGACCTCGTCAAGGATTCTTTCAACCTGCTCGCCAGCTTGCTGGACAGCCAGATCTAACCCATTCAGCATCCCTTCGATCGACTCCAAACGTCCACTGGCCTGCTTAGAGAAGAGGTCTAGACTATTCTCAATTGATTCCGCGAGAACCAAGACTTTATCAGGCATTGTATAGATCAGACTCCCAGAGTGAGCGATCCAAAGATGAAGCGGCAGATCCCCATTCTTGGATCGACGTGTCTACTAAGGCTGCCGTCTCCTCCAAGGATTCTAAAATCTCTTTTGTCCTCTTGGAAAATATGTCTAGAGTTTGTGAGATACCCTCAAACGCCTCTAGTCTGGACTCCATACGTTGGCCATCTCCCTCAGGTAATCCGAGATCGCGTTGATGTCAACTTTCCCGTCGAGGTTGGTGTACTTGCCCAGCAAGATCGTGTCGTCCACGGCCATCATCCGGAGTGCGTAGGCCGCCGCCTGTTCCTTCGGCAGCTCGTCGAGCAGACCCTTGATCGTTTCGTCCGGGAGGTGGGGGGAAACTGTATCCGTGTCCCGGATCATCGCACGGACCCAGCTCAGGTCGTCGTTCAGTTTAGGATTGAAGGTTCCCACGGTTGACCTCGCTTAATCCGGCAGGGACTCGCGCACGACGAAGTCCCCGTAGAAGACCACGTGCCGGCCACCACCGTTGGGAATCAGCACGATCTGGTGGTCGTAGTTGTTGGGAGCGATGGCCATCTCCGCGCTGGTGAGCTTGAGCTCGTACTTGGCCGCGTCGAGCAACGTCAGCGCCTTCTCGACCAGCGCGCTCCCGTCGGCGTCGTCGGGGTTCAGCTTCACGAAGAGCTTCACCACGTCCGTGGCCACCACCGGCCACGGGTCGCCGTCCTCGTCTAGGATGCGGATCGTGTGAGGGCCGAAGGTCGATTGCCCCCAGATTTCGATGTCCCAGCGCGTCCCGAGAAAACTCGTTCGGATCATGCAATCCCCCCTTAGACCTTCGTAAGGGATCCGATTTTGCCTTGGATCCCAGTTGTGCTGAGGCTGGCCATCCCAGGCTGGACCCGTAGGTGGATGCTACCCGCCACCGTTGACTGCTTTTCGAACGCGAGGCGGATGATCCCCGTGAGTGTACTCCTCGGACTCTGAAACAAGGTGATCGACCCGGCCACCGTGTTCAGAAGTCGCAGGAAGAAATCTGCGCTCCCCGCCATTGTGCTCTGCTTCCCCAAGGAAAGCTTGACTAGGCCCGCCTTCGTCGCTCGCAGCCGCCCCCAGATGCGTACAACACCAGATTTCGTCTGCTTGAGACGGGCCCATTGATGGATTGCTCCGCCGATCGTGTTCCGGAATGTCTGCACCAGGCGCACGACGCCGGCCAGGGTCGAAACCTTCTGCGCCCACAGGCGGACGGTACCGCTCAGCGACTGCTTGATCCGCTCCCAGAGATGGGTCGCCCCTGAGAGCGTGTTCTGTTTTCGCAAGAACAGGTAGAGGCTGCCCGCTTTCGTTTGCTTCAGCCGGTTCCACAGCTTGATCGATCCCGAGAGCGTGGATTGGGGCTGCAAGATGAGGTGGACTACCCCGGAGAGCGTATTCCAAAAACGCATCCAGAGACGAACCGTCCCGGCGTGAGTGAGGGAGGGCTGGCGGAAGAGTTTGACCGTGCCGACCTTGGTCTGCTTGAGCTGTTGCCAGAACCGAACCGTGCCGGCTTTGGTTTTCCTTAGCGTCTGGCTGAAGAGCCCCCAGGCGTGTTTGCCCCACTGGGACTTGCCCCACTGAGCCATGCGGAATCACCGTCGCTCCCCAGCCAGAATTGCCGGCCGCGCTCGTCCACCACGACGTAGCGCGCCAGCGGCCCGCGGCGCCACCCCAGCAGGTAGACGCAGCGCTCGCGTCTCTCCCCCGTGGCCGCGTTCCAGATCTTATAGGTCCGGCGCTTGGCCAGCGGTTCGATCTCGTCCCGCTTGACGTCCAATTGCTCGCCGTCGAGATAGTGCCCGAAGCGCTGCCGGCCCACAGATAAGCTGCCTGTCCCCATGTCCACCGAAGCCCAACGTCGCCAGCGGCCCAGGTGGATCGCGGCGATGCGCTCCAGTGGGATCTCGCGCCGGCGGCACTCGCTCAAGGGCAGCTCGTGGGTGACAAGCTGCACCCCGGTGGTGAACTCGATGGTCCAGACGGGCGAGCCGATCATAGAGTTCGGCCAAGGAGACCTGCCCCGTTCAGGGGGCGGGTCGTTGACCCCTCACCTCTCAACTTGGGGAGTACCTCTCTTCCCCAGACGCTCTTACGGCCGATTCGAGCAGATAGGCTCGGGTCGTTTCCTACGACCTTCTTCCAGCGGATTGAACGCCGGATGCTCTCAGCCACATCGAAACCTTGGTAGTCATCCCTGACGAACAGCCATTTGTGATGCCAGATCAGCGGGTCCGCCTGTGGGCTTCTACGCTTCACCTCGCTACCCGAGACCAACACCGACTCCCCCACCTCCGGTTCGGGTACGCCATCGAAGTCGGGCGAGTCAAAGAACGCGAACGACCCCGTTCCCATGTCGTACCGGACGACATTAAAACTGAAGCCATCCGGCAACCTATCGATCGCAGCTTGGTATCCACGCCGTGGCAGCACATCGTCGTATTGCCTGTGGATCCAGACCTTCTTGCCCATCTGCTTACCTACAGGGTTCTCAGCGTCGAGCGCCCTACTGCGCGACGGGACGCCTAGGCCCCTGGCCTCGCGCTTCAGTTCTTCGATCGAGCTAGACTCCTCACGCACAACCATCCCCGGATACCACGCGCGTTGGCGGGAGGCCTCAAGGACGAGCGACGAGCGCAATGAAGTCCCCTTTCTCCTTGAGTGTTTTGACCTCCGAGAAAATAGGCTCGACAAACGAGCGCCATTCGGCCACGGACTTTACCTGCTGCACGCCGCGGCTGGTGCTCTGATCCTGGCCGAGGTCGTTGCGAATCGCGATCAAGACCTGACCGTTGTCCTTGAGCATGTGGCGCGCGAGCGCGAGGACCTCGGTGATGAGGTGATCGCTGGGTTGGACATTGAGGACGTAGTTGAGCATAATCGTGCTCCACTTCTTAGCCAGATGCTGAACCTCTGGATTGTGGAACGGGTCGTAGCAGGCAAAATCATGCTGGTCACGGCCGCACCCCAGGTCGAGCACATTGCCCGCAAGTAGGCCCCTCTCTTGCCAGAAACGTAGCGGCCCAGACCTGCCCTTACGGCTGATCGAGGTGCGCTTACCGAAGATGCGCTCTATCTCCTTGTCGGAGAGCGCTTGGGCACGGGCACGAGCCGGGCAAAGCATACCCGGATACCATGCGCGCTCCCGAGCCGATTTCAACGCCCGCGAAACCACACTACTCCTCGTCGTAGCGGAACGTGTACCAGAACTGCGTCTCGCCGGTCGGGGCCGAGCCGGTGGACTGCACCTGCGTGTGGATGTAGTGGCTCTTGCCTGTGGCCGTCAGCTCCGAGGGACCCACGCTGAGCGCGCCGGCTTCGGTGTTGGGCACATCCGAAGCTGCGATCGCCGAGGTCGCTGGCTGGCTGAAGGTGAGATCGCCTCCGCCCGGCGTGCCGACCTCGCCCTTGACCGTGATGCCCGTCGGGAGCGAAGCGCCGTCCCCGCCGCCGCTGTCCGAGCGCCAGAACTTGAAATTGCTGACCTTGTTGAACGTCCCGCCGAAGAAGTCGATCTTGTGCCACTTGTCGTAAGCGTGTTCCCCGACCTTGACCGGATTGGCGGCCGGGTCGAGGTTGGGGCTGTCGACGCTGCCGGCGTTGACGTTGGTGATTCCGGTAGTTTCGGTTGCACCGGCGCCGTTGTATTCGTTCCAGCGGACGGATGCGGCCATCGCTCATCACCTCGGCTTTACCCTTCGATCGTCCCGAACTGCTCCTCGAAGCGCTTCACGACCGTGTGAATCCGCTCGCGATCGGCCGCGATCGTCTTGCCGTGCAGCCACTCGTGCAGGAACAGGTGCGCCTCGCGGGCGGCGTCCTCCTCGATCTTCATCTCCACGAACTGGGTGTCCTCTTCGGGCATGGGCGCCTCCTTCAGAACTGGCTCAGGTAGTCGTTGATGAACGTCTGCAGCGCAGTTTCGGCCTCGCGCTGGGTCGTGACGGGCCGGCCGAACATGTCCGTCCCCTCGTCCAGCACGCGGACGACCTCAGCCTGCACCGGCTCGAAGTCCAGTCCATCCGGACTGAGGCCGAAGTTGCGCGCCGTCCTGCGGAAGTGCAGCTCGGCGAACCGCTGCAGTGCCCCCTCGTCGATGGGGAGCTCCACATCCCCGTCGAGGTATTGATTGATGAACAAGCGGATCACGCCTTCGGCCGCGGCCTGGCTGGTCACCCGCTGGCCGTTGGATCCGATGCGCTCGACGACGACCCGCTCGACCTCCCTACGCACGGGGCCGAAGTCGATGTCAGCGCCTTCCAGGCCACGATCGGACTTGGCTCGGGCGAATGACTGACGAGCGAACGCCTGCAGCGCCTGCCTGTCGATCACGATCCCGCCAGCAGCGCCGGGGTCGAGCCGCGCCCGCGGCGCGCTGCGCCCGCGTTCGGCAGGATTCACCGGTTCGGGTGCGGGCGTGCCGAAGTGCTCGTTGACCGTGCTGCGGATGAAGCCCTCCAGGTAGGCGTCCAGCTGGTCGAACGTGTCGAAGCCGGCCCCGCCAGGGCGGCTGTCTTCATCCCGCAACCGATTCAGCTCGGTCAGGACCACGTCCCAGGCCTCGTCCGCGGCCGGGCTGTCCAGGTCTCCTCGGCGCTCGTCCACCAGGCGCTCGAAGATCTCGCGCGCCTGGATCTCCAGGGCCTCGCGGCGCGCCGGGCCAATCTGGATGTCGGCGCGAGCGCGGTAGGAAACTCGGGGCGTAAACGAGGATTTCATGGTTACAGGTAGCCCTTCAAGTCGGGGCGGATCTTCAGCAGCTCGTCGTCACTCATCCGGGTGACCGCTTCAAGTGCCCGCTTCTTCCGACACGGGACACAACCCTCACGCGCCTTGCGCGCCGGCCGGGTCTTGCCGGGGCTCCAGGAGCGACTCGCCGATTCACGTACCACCATCGAACCGCTGATCTTCTTCACAGTTTCCTCCTTACCAGTAGCTCAGGCTGACCTCGCAGTTGGACAGCTCGACGTGCAGCCCAGCGCGGAAGGTCAGGCCGCCGTCGAAGGGCACCACGATCGGCACGCCGCCCGCCGGCGTGTCTAAGTAGAAGCGCACGTCGCCATCGGTGTCTACGCCTTCGTATAGCGTGACCGTGCCCGCGCTGCCGCTGGGGTTGACCACCAGCGCTTGCAAGTCCACACGATCGCCAGCGGCCTTGACCACGCCGCTCGAGGTAAGCCGAGCGCTGCTTGTCGTGCCTCTGTTCATGGGCTACCCCTTCTTCTTGGACGAGGCCTTCTTCTTGCCGCCCTGCTTCGACGCCTTCTTCTTGCCGGGGCTCTTGGCGCTGTCACCCTCGCCCACAGCAGCCTGCTCGCTGGCCGCGTTGCGCCCCAGGCGGTATTCGCCCACGACGAACTCGTCGGCCAGGCAGTCGCAGCCCAGCGCGGCCGCCAAACGCTCGACGGCCTCCGGGTCGCCGTACTCGCCGGAGAGCATCGCGTCGATGGCTGCCTGGCTTACGCCGAGGTCTCGTTCTGGGACAAACGTCCGGCCAGGAGGGAGCGACTCCTTGAACCGCTCCAGCTCCTGACCCAGCTTTTTCGTATCCAGTTTCAGCAAGTGCGCCCTCCTTCCGTTAGCTGGTCGGGTTCAGCGCCTGGAAGCGAAGCACGAGCACGCCCTGAGGCGTGCCACCCCCCGGGACCGCGTCCACGTCGACCCGGACCAGTTCGTCGGCCTCCAGCTCCTGCTCCGCGCTCACGGGGCTCTCGTCTTCGTCGTAGGGGGTCGCCGCGTCGTAGGCCACGCTGAGCGCGGCGGACAACAGGTCGGCGCTGTCCGTGGCGTTGTGCAGCATGACGTCGGTCGATCCCGAGGAGCTTCCGGTGTCGTTCAGCGACAGGAACGCCCCCAGGAAGCGCGAGGCATCCTTCAGGCGGTAGAAGATGTGACCATCGCCCAAGGCCAACCCGACGAGCGGCAGGGACACCTCATAGTAGTCGTGGGGCGAGAGTTCGCCCTCGTCGGTGGCCACCTTCGGGAAGTGGGTCACATTGCTGCCGTGCTGTGCCGTGTAGCTACCTACGGGCATGGTGGTTCACCCCTTCCCTTAGACGTTCTGGCTGCCGCGCACGACGCCGCGGTATTCCTGCCACACCAGACCGAAGGCGTAGCGCACGCGCCAGTTCTTCTTCATGGTGCGGAACCTCTCATCGCTCTGGTCGCTCTGCGTGTCGACCAGCGGCTTGCGGCCCCAGGGCTTCAGGAAGCCCACGTGCAGGCCAGGCACTTCCTCGCGCGGGGCGACGATGTACCAGTCGTTGCCGAGGTAGCGGTGCCAGATGACGCCGCGGATGCGCTTCTTGAGCGTGTTGCGGCTCTCGTTGGCGTTGTCCGGGTTGTTGGGGTTCTCCGCATAGTCTTCGGCTGCCATGATGTTGGGCGTGCCGCAGACGATGTAGAACCCCTCGGTCGGGACCGGTGTCCCGTCGAGCTTGGTCTGGCCGGCGAGCTTCTCCCACGCCGCCTGCAGGTTGGCGTAGTTGAGCTCCTTGCCGGCGCCGCCGTTGTCCAGGTCGTTGTCGTGGTTGGTCGAGTCAAACAGGCTGTTGCTGTCGTAGATCGTCGGGTTGTCCTGGAGCATCGTGACGAAGATCTCCTTGAGGAACCCGCGCGAGTACTTCTGGCCCAGCTCGTCGCCGAAGCTCATGAGCGCCTTGAGGCGATCGTTGGTCTCGGTCTCGAAGTCGAGGCCGAAGATTTCGCCGTAGATGCTCACCGAGTAGTCGACCTTCTCCTCGGGCGGGATGTCGGTCTCTCCGAACCGGCCGGGGAAGGGCTTGAGCTCGTCGCCCAGGCCGCCCAGGCGCACGCCGATCTGTGTCTGCAGATCGGGGTCGTCCGACTCGGTGACGATCTTCTTCCACTCCTCGAACTTCGGGTCCTCGAACGGCCTAAGGACGCGCGCGTTGATCTCGGTGGTGATGACGTGGTCGAACAGGTCCGGCCCGATCGACTCGCGCACCGTGCCCAGGTTCATCTTGGAGGCGCCCAGCTCGTTGAGCGCCTTCAGCTTCCTGGCGGCGGTGCGCAGGTCCTCACGCGCGTACCGGGGCTTACGCCCCGCCCGCTCCCGCGTCAGTGCATTCGTGCTCATGTGGTCACACTCTCCTTACTTGGTCTCCGAGTGGAACAGCGTGCTGGCCACCAGGACCTCGAGCCGCCCGCCCTGCGTGGGGCTGAGCGTCAAGACGTGCCCCAGCAGCGGGTCCCCGCTCGTTCCGCCGTCCACGGTCGTGCCGGAGGCGGCGTACACCGCGTCCATGTGGCTCGCCGAGAAGCCCGAGGCCGCGTCGATGTAGATGCGCGCCCCGTCGCGGAAGAGCGCCACGGCACCCTGGCCACTGGCCGGGATGTCCTCGTAGCTCACGCCGATGGCGGCCTCGCCGTCCTCGGCCTCGGCGATCCCGTTGCCAGACAGCTTCACCAGCCGGCCGGCCTTGATCTCGCTACCACCGGTCTCCTTGAGCATGGCGAACTCAAACCCATCGTGGGTGGTCGCCAGCGTGATCTTTCCCTTGGCACTGGCCATTGAAACTCACCTCTTTCGTTAGGAAGCGAACGCCTGGAACTCCCGGCGCAGCTCGTCGAACTCGGGCGGGAGCTGGTTGCCCTCGCCGCCGTCCTCGCGGGCGACCAGCTCGCCCAGCGCCGGGTCGATCAGCGCGCCGTTGGCACCGGCCAGCATGCCGTTGGCCACGGCCTGCATCTCCCGGACCTCGTGCTGCAGGTCCTCTGTGGCGAAGCGCCTGTTGGCGTAGCGCTTGCGGACGTACGCCTCCAGCGGCTCGGGCAGATGAGCCTCGGCCAGCGCGTCCTCGAGTACCTGCATGCGCTCGGTGCGAGCCTTGTCGCTCTCCAGGTCGCGCAGCCGGTTGGCCAGGTTGAGCACGGCCTCGCGCGCCTGCGGGTCGGCCGCTTCCTCGCCCTCGTTTTCCACGATTTCGAACAGGTTGTTGACGATCGTGGACAAGAGCGGGTCGTTCTCCTCGAATCCCAGCAGCTGCGCGAACGACTTGCGCAAGGTCTTCTCGTCCAGCTCGCCAGCCGGGGTCTCCAGCGTGCGGCTGCCGCCGCCCTCGCCGTTGCCGCCGCCGTTGCTGTTGGTCTGGTCGCCGTTGGCGCCGTTGCTGTCACCGGACGAGCCGGCATTCGAGTCGCCGCCGCCGTTGCCATTGCCGCTGCCGCCCTCACCGTCTCCTTCGGCCTCGCGGGCCCGATCCAACGCATCGAGGTACGGCTTGAGATCGGGGCGCAGCCCCAGGAGCTGACTCCGCGGCATGGCCGACACCGCTTCGAGTGCCTTCTGCTTACTCATATCGCTCTCCTTTGCGATAAGTTCTCGTCCACATTCGCCACAGCCCCGGATCGAGACAACCTCGTCCAGGTTCAACTGCTGAATCGTTTCCCCATGTCGGAACTTCGCCATCTCCTCGTCTGCGCATTCCAGCAACGGCCCCTCCATCGAGTCGCCGTGCACTAGCGCGCGTAGCTCGTCGTTGGCGCGCTGCTCGTCGTCGTGCTGCAGGAACAGCCGCGCCCAGGCGCATTCGGCTATGCGCTTGGTGCGCTCGGTCGAGACCTCGGGGTCCGAAGGCGAAAGCTGGAACTCCCGCCGGATCAACCCCTGGAGCGATGAGATGATCGACGAATCGATCGCCAGGATCGCGCCCTCGTCGGGGTCTCCGCCGTGACCGGCATCGAGCTGGGCCGACTGCTCCCTGGCGGTGCCGGGCGCGCCGACCGCATCCAGGATCTCGCCGGCGCCGAGCGCCAGCACCTCGCCCTTGAAACGCTGCATCTCATGCTTCCGCCCCTGCTGGATGCTCTCAACCGCGTGCAGGATCTTACCGCCCGCGGCCGGCTGGCTGGCGAAGTCGACGCTGCGGAAACGGCTGATGTCCTCCACCGAGACGTAGACCGAATCGCTCTTCGGGTCGAAACGATACTCCCCGTCGATGTCGGCGAAGATGCTCAGGCCACCGCCGTCGTTGAGGTAGTCCACCGCCCAGCTTTCCGAGGTGCGGTCGACCTCGAGATACGCGTAGGCCCCCTCGCCGTACTCGTGGTACAAGTCCTCGTGGGCCCGGCTGTCCGGTCCGACCCAGAACGGCTCCTTCAGCACCCCGACCCGGTTGAGCCGGAAGCCGCTAGGCTGCAGCTCCTCGTGGCCATCGGGCAGGTGCGTAAACATCGCCTCGTACTTCCCAAAGCCGTAGGCTTGCACAGGCACGCCGTCGAGCAGGTTGGCCCGGGCGCGCAGGAGCTCGGCCGGGTAGTGGAAGTTGTTCAGACTCATGCCCGGCTCAATCGCCTTCACCAGGAAGCGCTTGCGCTTGTCGGGACCGAGCTCGCAGTTCCCGTCCACGCACTGCACGCTCTCCAGCGCCACCGACGTGGGCGAATCCACCCCCAGCATCGATTCGCCGGCGATGAACGTCTTTTCCTCGCCATCCCCACCGCCCCCCAAAGAGGAGAACAGCGCACGCAGCTTCTCCAGCGCCACCTTAAGCCGCGCCGTGCTCAGGTCATCCCAAACGGACTTGTCGGTGAACTCCGCCCCGACGAAATCACGCAGCGCCTCGGCAAACTCGTTGAACGCCTTCTCGATGAATTCCTGCTTCTGCTCCTTCGGAACGCTCTTGCCCTCCTCGTCGGCCACGGTCTCGAACGCGGCCCGGCTGGCCGAGACGAACTGCTCGACGATCTCCTCGGTCACCTCGAAGGAGGACTCTTCCTCAGGATTGGCAGGCCCCTGCTGCTTGTCCTTCTCCTGCTGGGCCGCTTTGATTTCCTCGCGCAAACCGTCCACGCGCTCCTGAATGAACGCCTCCAGGTGGGCGCGCGCGTCGTCGAGGCTGTCGAAGGGGGAGCCGTCGGGCTTGGCGTCCTCCTCCTTCATGCGTTCGAGCTCGCCCAAGACCTCCTGCCAGATGCCTTCCAGACGGGTGTCGACGTCCTCGAAGCCAGCCTGCTTGGCCAGGTCCACCAGCTCGATGCGGGCGGCCTCGAAGATGTCCCGGGCGAAGTTCTGCAGTTTCGTCTTGCGCTTCGGCCCGATGAGCAGGTCCTCTTCCAAAGGCTGGTCCGTTTCCGAGCCGTCACCGGCCTGGAGTTGGCGCTCTTCGTCCTGTTCCCTTGCGATCGTTCGCCTTGCAGTCTTGCTCATTTGTAACCCCCCAGGTTGAACTTTCACCTGATCGGTTCAGACTTCTAGCCAGTTAAGGCCATTTTATGCCGTGACGTTGAACCCAAAATCCCCGTTGGGAACTGCATTTTTGTGGAGCGTTGGGAGTAGACAGGGCGGGCCGGATGGGTGCCGGCCCACCCCGAAGGCGGCGTGGGACCAGATTTACCCCTTGCCGAGCGCGCGCGGCAGTTTATCCTCCAATTTGTGGAACACGGTCTGGCCCACCAAGAACACACCGGTTGATCCCCACCAGAACTGTTCGTCGAAGGTGAGCGGGGGGCCTCCCATGAAAGCGGCCGCCACGCGCGCCACCAGTGCGATGACCACACTCATGAACACCGCGAACACGAATGCCGGCTTGCCTTTAAGCCCGCTCCAGCGGAAGAAACCGATGATAAACGGCGAGACCAGCGCCAGGATGCCGGTGATGATGGTGTCCACCCCCATTCCCGCGCGCAGGTATCCGGTGTCGGTCAGCTCGGTCCCTCCGGAGAGCCCCGTGGTTAGCTGCAACGTCTTGGAAGGCTCGCCGACCGGCTTGATGCGCGCGGTCCCGCTGATCTCATCGACGGGCGCGCTCAGGGTGTAGCGGAACTGGATCGGCTCTTCTGGCTCTGGATTGGTCGCAAACCGAGTTGCTTCCGGGTCGTTGAACGCGACCAGCTCCGCCTGGACAAACGGCTGCAGTACCACGGTGACGCCGTCCCCGTCTACGCCGCGCGCAAAGGCCATCCAGACGTTCTCATCGCACGAGGCCCCACCTTCCATCGTCTCCAAAATTGCCTCGCACGCCGTCAGGTCTCCTCCCGGCGGGTCCGACGGCGGTTCGGGGCCGACCGGTTCGTCCTCCAGATAGAACACCTGCGAATCCCTACTCTGGGCGCCTTGGTCATCGGTTACCGTGAGCGCCAACACGTGTTCGCCCCGGCTGCGTACGACCACGGGATTGTTCTGCACCGGCTCGTCGTTGAGCTCAAAGGTCGTGGCCACAATCTCGCCGTCCGGGTCGTGGGAGTCGTTCGAGCTCAAGTAGAGCTTCACGTCGCCAAACCACACCGGGTTCTCGACGGCTTCGGTCCCCACCGCCGGCGCGGGCGCCACGCCGTAGCCCAGCACGGCCACGGGCGCCTGATTGGCAACCTCTTCCTCGGGCTCCAGCAGCAGGCCACACCCCGCCAGGAAGAACAACAACGGCAGCAGCAGGATCGATAGCTTCCTCATCCTCGTTACGCTCCTTTCGTCGGGGGTCCGTTGTTCGAGTCGGTGAAGACCCAGATCAGGCTCACCACAAACAGGATCCCCATCATCCAGAGCACGCCCTTCCCGACCTCGCTGAAAAACTCCGTCATCGCTCGCTCCTCACCAACCGGAATGCGTATCCCGTTCCGTCATCCAGGGGGACGATCGGCTGGAATTCCGTTTCGTACTCGATGCCGTACTCCTCTGACAAGCGCTTGCACCCGATCCGGTAGTAGTAGCGGTGCGCCCGCAGCCGGTACGCGTGCTCGTGCCACGCGCTCACGGTTCGGAGAGCGATCCAGCCGCGCTGGGGATGGACAAAGACCTTGACGTAAGTCGTCTCGTCGAACAGCGCCGATCCTGCCGCGTTGAAGGTGATGTCCGGCCCCTGGCTCGTCTGCATCACGCGCGCCATTGGCTGATGTCGCTGCGGGATCTCGCGCGGCACCCCCTTGGTCTTCCGGGGCCTGTAGATCGGCAGCACGAGCTCTAAGCCCCGCATGGGCCTACCTCCGCTGCTCCTTCAGGGCCCCGATCAGCTTGTCCAGCCGTCGGGTATGCCGGAGTTGGTAGACCTTGAACAGCACCCAGGTCCAGAAGAAGAACGTCAGGAATTCGCTCAGGATGCCCGTCATGTTCTCCCGCAGCGAGTCGATAAGCATCAGGATCTCCTCTTGTACCTCAGGGTCGAGGTTGAAGTCGACCTGTACGATCGGCTCGGCCTGCGCCGCCACAGGGAAGAACAGGATCAGACCGCTGAGACAAAGCAGACGGATCATGCCCACATCCCAAACAGCGCCCAAACCGCCGAGGCCGAAGCGCCGGTGGTGGCCGGCTCGACCAGGGCCTGGAGCCATTCGCCCAGGAAACCGCTCAGGTTGTCCAGCAAGATGTAGGCAATGCCGACCGGGATACCCCAGATGAAAATCTTGCGAGCCAGTTCGTTTTGCATCAGCGCGCCCGCTTGAGATCCCGTCCTTGCAACCTCGATGCTCCGCTCGCGCTCTTCCTGATGGTCGTGCTCGCGCTTTAGATCTTCGACGCGCTGGACTACCAATGCGAGTTTCTGCTTGCCGTTGTTCTCGAAGAACGCGAACATCGGCTGCATCTTGCCTTTGAGGAAGCGCAAGTCCCCCTGGATGTCCGCGATGTGCTGCCTGACCTCGTTCTGGTCTTGTTCCAATCGCTGCACGCGCCAGCGCAGCAGGTGCTCGCCAGGTGAGGTCGATTCGGTCCGGCTATTATCTTCGGTCACGGCGCAACACCCCTCTCATGATGGATTGCAGTGGGTTGTGCGCCGGCCGCCGCAGCCTCTCGCCCAAGACCGACAGGACGAACAGCAGCGCCATCGCCTCGGGTAACGTCAGGGCGGGCAGCCCCAGCGGGACTTCGATCTGCCCCCAGGCCCACCAAAACGGCATGCCGGTCACCAGCGTGAAGATGACGGATTCCAGCGCGGCGGCCAGCAGCGTACCCCACACCTGCTAACTCAAATCCCTTCGGACTCGTCCAGGACCTGCCGGCCGAGGACGCTGAACTCCGTCCGGAAGCCGTAGTCGAGCTGGATGCCGTTGGACACGCCGAAATCGGACCTTGCAAACAGTTCGAACGTCCCCTCGGACCTGATGGATTCCAGCTCGAAGTCCACGGTCAGGGCCATCTCCGTGAAGGCCCCGAAGTCGTACTGCTCCACCGAGAAGTCGTTAGCCAACGCCACGGTGGACAGCCCGGCAAACGATCGGAAGGAGCCGGATAGTGGCCCCACATTGAAGCCTGATTGGAAGCGGTGGCTACCGCCGCCGTCCAGCGTAATCCGCTCGGGATGGATGCAGGCCCGCACCTCGCCGTCGATGAACGTCGGGAACGGTGCGACAAACGACACGCAGGTGTCGACCCGCTGGTCCTGCAGCAGCTCGCGCAGCGTGTCTTGGATCTCCTCTTCTTGCGCAAGCGCGGGGCCGGCGGGACCGATGGCGATGAGCAGCAACGCGAGAATCGTGGTATGGATGCGTCGCATGGTCTCACGCTCCTTTCACCCTTGATTGTAGGGAGGAGCAATGACTCTGAATCTGTCTTGATCAGGCTGAATCAGGAAAGGCCGCCTCCGCGGCTCCCGCGCTGGTTCTGTGGGCGCGGTGGCGGCTGGACGCCCGGCCCGAGCTCGCTACCGGTAGGCTGGTAGTCCTCGCCCAGGTCCTCGGCGTGGCAGCGGCAGAAGTTGGGCTCCTTGGGGAAGTGGCCGTAGCCCGTGAACTCGACCGGCGCGCCGTCGACCCAGCGGAAGACCTTGTTGTGCAGCTCGCGGTGCCCCCGCCGGACCCGGTCGTCGTTCTTCGTCACCCACCGGAACCAGCCCCCCTTGGGGCCGGGCGTTTCCTCCGGCGGCGGCTGCTGGAAGTCGTCGCGCTCGGGCCCCTGCTCACGCGCCCGCAGCGCGCTCTCCGTCGCCTGTGGCCCCGGGCCGCCCCCGCCGGGCAGCCCCTCGTCGGGAAACGGGCTCTGGCCCGGTTCGCAGTCGGGCAGCGCACCGGCCTGAGCCGCGATCTGCTCGAACTGCCGGAACACCTCGGGGAAGGGGGAGTGACTCCAGAAGTTAACCTGACCGCGGATCTTCCCCGTCAGGCACACGGCCCGAGCGACGGCCTCGTCGATCTGAGTGGCCACCCGCTCGGCCTCGCTGATGACCTCGCCGTAGGCGGCCTCGGCTTCCTCGACCAGGGGGCCCAGTTGTTCGTCCACAAACACCGCAATCTCCCCACTCTTGTCCGCCCGGTCGATCAGGGGCTCGAGCGCGCGGCCGATCCGCCCCCGGATTTTCTGCAGCTGCGAGGCGAAGCTCGCGTGGTAGTCAGCCTCCCCCACCGGCACGCCGATGCGGTCGCTCACGCGCTTGTCGAACTCGACCTTCGCGTCCTGGACGATTTCGACCAGGCGCGGGGCGGCGATGGTCCCCACGACGGTCGAGCAGTCGTTGAGATCGTGCCAGTCCTCGATGCGGTCGAAAAGATCGTTGAAGTCGGCGGAGAGTTGTGGGTCGGGAATACGCCGGCGCAGGATGTCTCGCACCTGGGGGAGCAGCCTGACCAGGACGACACAGTCGCTTCTGTTTGCCTCGAATCCCGCCTCCAGGCGCTCGAAGTCCCCTCGGGTGACCTCGGCCTCGCCTTCGATTCCCCCGATCCCTTCGGCAAGCCCCTCCAGCGCCTCATCGAAGATATCCCGGGCCTCCTGTTTGAGCGCTTCGAAGCTGGGAAACTCGCGTCCCTCCAGTAGCAGGATGCGCGCGCGCATGATCCGCTTCCAGTGTTGGATCTGCGGCTTGAAATCGACGCTGTGATCCAACGATGCGATCTCCCAATCGGATGTCAGCTCAACCAGGATCGTGTTCAGCACGACCTCCGTGGCCACCACCGGCCCCTCGAACACTCCGATGGTGCCCTCGCGGAACTGCTTCATGAGCTGGTTCGTTTCGATGCGCACCTTGTCTTGTCCCCACTGCTCGGCCTGGGCCTTGCTGTCGAAGTGGTCGCTGGGCAATTCGCTCAGCTCGTCGTCGAGCTTCTCGAAGATCGAAGCAATCTGCTGCTGTGCCGTCGAGATGTAGACCTCGCGGTTCATCTCGCCGAGCATCTGGATGATCCGGCCCAGCTCCTCGTCCAGCCGACGCCGGATTAGATCCCGGATCTTGGTTCGGTTCTTGGCGTCGTAGTCCGAGCCCAGCAGCCACTGTTCTCGCGCGATCATGCGGTTCATGGGGATCACTCCGTCGGGGCCGAGCTGCCCGGGTTCGCCTCGTCGAGCTGTTGCTGGCGGATCTCTTGGTCTGCGGCTCTCTGCATCTCGTCACGAGCCGCATCCTCGAAGCGGCGCAACAGCCGGTCCCGCACCTCACGCTCGATGATCGAGTAGAGCTCGGCCTCGTACTTCTTGTTCGCCTCCGCGCGCACGTCCGCCTCGATGCGCGCCACATCGGGGTCCTCCCCGCGCCGGCGAGCCTCTTCATAGCGCGAGCGGATGCTGTCACGCATCTCTTGCCTGATTCGATCCTTGGAAGCAAGCAGCTTCTGCTTGGCCACGCGGATCGCTTCGTCCAGGATTTCCTTATCCGTGGTGATCTTGTTGTAGCGGTCGGGGTTGAGCTTCCTGAGCCGCAGCGCAATCGAGGCCGCGGCAGTTTCCCCCACGACCAGCTTCCAGACGGATTTACCGATCGCTTCCGCCTTATCGGCGATCCGGAACACCATCATGAAGCCGCGCCCGATGACGAACTGCATGATCGCGTTGACCCAGTTCACGAAGCGGAAGATCCGGAAGTCGGCCATCGTCTCCCGCATGGCCGTTTCCATATTCTGCACCTGGGCATCGAGCTGCCGCTGGATGATGCGCAGCACGTCGGTCTTGCTGCAGATCCCGCGCTCGCGCAGGGTCGCATCGTCACACGGCGGACCGGCCCCGTTGAGACACAGCCAAGCGTCACCGAGCGCGTTGACGACCATCTCTCGGAAGGCGCCCTCGTGCGCGCGGATGACGCCTTCCTCGGCTTCCAGGACCGCCGAGCGGATCGGCTCGCCGTTCTGCTGGAACGACAGATCGCCCTGGGCGCGTAGGTCCTCTCCGATCGCGGCCTTGAGCTGCTCGCCGCGCTCGCGAAGCCGCCCCTTGGCGTTGTCAATCAGCGTCTCGAGCTCGTCCGGCCCGGGCTGCCAGCACTCGCCGTCCTCGGCCGCGCGCAGGCCGGCCACGGCCATCTCCGGCGCGGCGCCCTCGCCCTCCTCCGGCGGCTTGTCAGCCAGGAATTGGTTCAGCAGCTCCTCACGGTAGGCCTCGCCCTCCTGTTGGACCAGCGGCTCCAGCAGCTCCTCAGCCCGCGCTTCTGCCTTCTCCTTGATGAAGGCTTCCAGCTCCCGCTTGTCCAGCTCGTTGCCGCGCTGGCGCGCCTGCTCGCGCTTCTCCTCGGCGAGACGCTCCATCTCCTGGCGTACCTTGGAGTGGACTTGCGCGCCGTATTTGTCCTCGACGCGGGCGCGGACCTCCTCCTCGAATACGACCTTGGTGATCCCCGCTGCGAGGAACAGCGTGCGGTTCGAGACCTTGATCGCACGCCAGATGGCCCGCGCGATCGGCGGAACGATCCGACCCAGCGGGCGGAAGATGACCAACTCGAACGTTAGCGCCGCCACGAACAGCGCAGCCAGGAAGTCGACCTCCTCGTCGAACTCGACCAACCGACGGAAGTGGCCCTCCATCGCCCTGCCCAGGTCGCTGATGGTTTTGTCCAGGATGTCCAGCCACGACTTCTTGAACGCAAACCAATCCCCCGGGCAGCGGTCGTTGGAGCGCCGGCTCTCCTGCACAACGAGAACGGGGTCAAACCGCATAGCGCCCAAATCGTCGAGCTCTTGGTGCAGCAAACCACGCAGCATCACCCGCACCACCGGCGTCATAGGCCGGCCGAGCTGGGCTTCGAAGATGAAGTCGTCGTTGATGGCGTCGTTCCAGAACTGCTTCTCCTTATCGAACTCCCGGCTACCGATCCGCTGCAGCGTCTGCTTCTCGTCAGGGGACGGAATGTAGCAGGCCTCTTCGTTGACCTTGCCTTCTGCCTCGCGGCCTTGTTTCTCTCTCGCGCGGTAGACGTGGATCAGGTCGTCCCTGAACTTCTCCAACTGCTGACGGGCTACGGTGCGCACCTGGCGCTCGAAGTGCTCCAGGTCCTCGGTAGGCAGGTCCTCGACCTTGGCTTCAACCCGGCTCCAGTAGCGCTGCTTCATGCGCTCCGCGTCAGACAGCGCCTCGTCGGTCGCCGGGATGATTCCCGGCCCGGCGCGCTCCCCCTGCGGCACGACCAGAGAGTCCACGATGCGGCTCGCCCGGTCGAAGAAGTCCTGCCGCACGCGGAACATCACGTCCTGGCGCGCGAGCGTGTCCACCGGCGGGCGCCCGCCGGGATTTTGAATCAGCATCTTGGCCTGGTTCTCCTCCGGCTGGGGGAAGGTGAAGGAAGCCAGGATCGTTTCCACGAACTGATCGAGGTAGGCGTTGAGCGCGTCGTGGCTTTCGATCGGGCCGCCGTTGATGGTGTCCTGCGCCTCGATGCGCTCGATCTCCTGGCGGAGCTGGTCGATCAGCATCCCAACCGCATCGACCCCAAGCCCCTCGGCCTCGGCCCGCTCGCGCACGACCGGCGCCCAGGTCGCCAACAGCGACTCGGCAGTTTTTGGGCCGATGAACACGTCGGCCCGCGCCCTAAAAAAAAAGCGGGGGTTTTGGCGGAAGGCCAGTAGGTGTCGCCAGTGGATCTTCGGATCCGACTCCTCAGCGCGCTCGGGGGCGAGATGTCGGACCAACTCGCTCCGGAAGAGCGCCAGCGCCTCGTTGAGCGCTTCACGAGCCCGGCGTTGTAAGACCTCGATGCCGTGCTCTTCGGAAAGCTGGATCAGCTTGGCCTCCAAGATCTCGCGATGCTTTCCGACCAGCTCGTCGGTGTCCAGGCCGGCGGTAGTGATTTCGTCGGCGCGCCCCTCCAGGATGCGCCCAACCATCACCTCGAAGATGGCCAGTTGGGTCTTGATGGCCGCGTTTTCTTCCAGCGGCCGGCTCGGCCGGCGCTGGCCCACGCTTTGAGGGCTGCGCTTCTCCTGGGCGATCTGGTCGTCCAACCATCCATCCAGGTAGGTGTTGAGCTCTTCATGCGAGGGGATGGCCACACCTTGGATGGTATCCTCGTCCCGGATGCGATCGAGTTCGCGCCCGAGGGCGACCAGCAACCGCTCTACCGCCTCGTTGGTGAGTCCCGCCTGGTTGCCACGCTTGATTGCGATCGGGCGCCACTCCAACCAGAGGTCGTTGCGCGTCTTGGGGCCGACGAAGATATCCTCTCTGGACCTGGATTCCTGCGCCTTCTGGCGCTCGATCTCGAGGATCGAGATCATCGAACCGATGAGCTCGTCCAGGAAGTCGCGCATCTCCTGTAGCGCCTGGGCGCGGTTGAAGAAGATGCGCCCCACCCAGTCGCGCTCCAGCACGTTGACGTTGACCTGCCAGAGCCGGTTGAAGATCTCGCGGCCGCGCGGCGTCAGACCCGAGAAGACCGCCTCGCGCTCGGCGCGCGCCCGGCCCTCTTCCAGGACGCGCCCGACGTCTTCCTTGCTGATCTCATAGGGACCGGTCTTGCGGTCGTCCTTTTCGCCACGGTTCGTCTTGGTCTCCTCTCCGGGTTCTGGTTCTTCTTCCGCCTCATCACCGGACGCATCTCCGGGGTCGAGCGCCTGCGTCGGCGCCTCCGCCTGACGCTCCTCCGGCGTGGAGGAGGAAGGCCCCTCGCCATCCCCCGACGGGGCGCTGGCGTCGGGGTCGTCGGGGGCCTCCCCGCCATCGTCGGGCTCGGTGTCGAATCCTTCTGCCACCTGCTCGACGAACGCCTGCAGGTGGTTGACCAGCTCGTCAAGCGTGCCGATGGGCTCGCCGTCGATGGAATCCTCGTCTCGTAGCCGTGCGATCTCGGCGGCGATCTCCTCCCAGCCCTCCTCGAGCTCTTTAGAGCTCAGGCCTCGCTCGTCGGCGAATTCCTCCCAGCGTTGGCGCCAGTCGCTCAGCAGGCCCTCGTAGCGAGAGGGTCCGATGTTGTACTGCTCGCGGGCGCGCCCCCCCAGGAACTCCGGGAGCTCCATCGGGCTGTTGTGGTTGAAATCCGGGTCCAGTTCTTTGATTCTTTCGACGAGTTGGTCGTGGGCCTCTTTGATCTGGAAGGCTGTCCAGCCGGAGAAGTTGGTCAATTGGCGCTTGAGCAACTCGCGCCACCAGGCGTGCAGGATTCGGTGATCGTTTCGCAGCCCCTTGACGTTGGTGTCGAACGGCAGCAACCGGATGTAGGTCGCAAACGAGCGATCGGAAAGATCTTCTCGAGCCCTGCCTTCCGTGTTGACCAGTGGCGTCATGTTAAAACCCTTCGTATCCCAGGTCCGCCCCAAGTGTAAGCCCCCGCGATGACCTTCAAGCTCCCTGTTTCCTCAAATAGGCGACCCCGTATCGCACGCAATCCAAGCCGTGCAGCTTGCGCGTGGCTGGCTTCTTACGGGGGCCTTCCTCGCCTTGCTTGGCCCGCCCCTCAGTAAACTCAGCCACAAGCCGCTTCAGATCCCGCCGCACCCTGAGCCGGTTCTGCGCGACCTCGGTCTCTACGATTCCGAACCCGCCCTCCACGTCACGCTCGGCCAGCTGGACCGACTCACCTTTGTGTTTGAGCAATGCGGCCAGCTCCAGCGCGGTCGGGTCCAGCACGACCAGCTCTGCCCCCTCTTCCTCGCGGATGGCCTGAACCAACGACACGCGCCCGCGGCCGGCCCCTTCGCCGTCGGGGTGGATCAACGGGAGGTGCTTGTGATACTCCTCCCGTCGGACGACGATCCCATCGTCCTCGCTCAGCCCCATCACGACCACGCACAGGTCATGCTGGAAGCCGTCGTCGACCACCAGGATCTTGCGATGCAACTCCGGGTCATCGTCGATGAGGTTGTTCTCATCGAACGACTCGATCAGGTGCTTCTCCTGCTCGAGGTTCTCCCGAGCGGACAGTCCTGCGGTGGCCAGCTGCGGGATGGCTCCGCCGCCCCCACCGGCCTGGCCGCCTCCGTCGGCCGGAGCCGCCTCGGCCGGGCCTGCGGCCGCGGCCGGGACCGCCGCCGGCGCTTCCGCGCCGCCGTTGCCCAGGTTGCCCGCCAGTGCATCCAGCGAAGCACCGCCCTGGCCAGCCGCTCCCGCGCCGCCCGCACTGGCGCGCAACTCCTCGTCGATGCGCTCGTTCTCCTTTCCGGGGTTGTACCCCAGTTCCTCCTGCCCGGTCTTGCGGCTGATGAGGTTCTCCTGCACGAGCTTGGAGATGTCCTCCGTCCGCCGTGACTGCGTGCGGATGTCCACGGGGTCGTTGACGATCGTGACCTCGCCGGCCCGGAGCTTCGGGCTCAGCATCCCGCGCAACACCGCCAGGAACTGCCGGTTGTAGTGCCGCTGCAGGCTCTGGAAGCGCTTGACCGGGATGCTCTCCAAGTGCATCTCGCCCGAAGGGGAACCTGAGATGTCCATCTTCACGAACTCGATCGGCACATTAAGACCCGCCGCGATCCTGCTCAACAGGCCGTCCACATCCCGCCAGGCCTCGGATGAATCCACGTCCTGGGTCAGCGATTCGTAGCGCTCCTGCTCATCGTGGGCCTCGATGATGGCCGAGTCGGGGATGTCCTCCAGCGGCGTGGCTGGGGGCGGTCCCTTGCGATAGCGCACCCAGTGGAGCATCGACTTGATGCGGCGCGCCTCTAGCTGGTCCTCAATCAGGTTGTCGAGCTGCGCGATCCGATCCAGCACGGGCTCGCACAGAGGCCGCGCGAACAACTGCCGCCCGAACTTGACGTTGTGGAAGTGGATCACGTCGGCCGAGTCCAGCTTCTTGTGGCCCTCCGAAGCTCCCTTGAGCGTGTAGTGGGTCACGATGCCGGGGTTGTTGGGCGCGGTATTGATCTCGGCCACCTTGCGCGCGTCCAGGTCGAGCAGACCGAAGCGCATCGGCGCGCCGAAGGGCAGCATCAGGTAGAACCAGTTGCCCAGCATCAGGGACATGCGCACGCCGTTTTCGTAGACGGCGTTGAAGTTGACCGACTCGTCCAGGATCTCGTAGCGCTGCTGCAGCTCCTTGGATTTGAACTGCACCTCGATCCTGCGCCCCACCACGAACAGCACGAAGTTCTCGATGATGTTCCGGACGGTGTCGTGCTTGTTGTAGAGCGTGATGAGCGTGTCCTCGAGCTCCGAGCGCGTCCACTCGTCCAGCTCGATGTCCTCCTGGCCGGGCGTGACCCAGCCCCGGTTGAGCTCGTTGAGGTCGATGTCCTTGAGCGCCTGGCGCGCCCGCCAGTTGTTGTAGCGCAGCTCGAGCGCCTCGCGGGCGGCGCCCACCGGGGAGGGGACGAGCGATCTGATGACGGAACGAATCAGGCTCGGAGGTTTCTTTGACATGGTACCGCCATGATAGGCGCTACCGATGAGGGCTATACCGTTTCCGTTTGCGCTTCCCAAGCGGCCGGCGGGACTGACGCCGCCGGTTGGCCTTGGGCGCCTCGCCCAGGTCCGCGACCCAGGCGTCCTCGAACATCGACGCCGCCTCGACCAGGTGGCGTAGCGCGTCGGGCGTGTGGTCGTGCTTCTTGAGCGGCTGGCCGGGGATTACCTCGCCGCGCGCGTCCGTGCGCCAGCGGTAGTTGGGCAGGTCCTTGGACAACGTCACGCAGGACTCGTGGATGTAGAGGCGCTTGCCCTCGGCGCCACGCAGCAGCTTGGTTACCTCCCGGATCCCGTGCTCAACCGACCACTTGCGGGAGCGGGTGTTGACCCCGTGCTGCTGGAACTTGGCGATGTCTTCCGGGTTCTCGTGCCCGGCCACCACCAGTTCCGAGCCAGAAGATTGCGCCACACCGCACCAACAGTCGGAGGTCGGATTGCCGCCCTCGTCGAGTTGCTCGACCTGCATACGCGCTGCCGCGGTTTCCCCGACCACCCAGAGGTTGCCGCTCGAGTCGACGAGACCCTTCAGGAAGGCGCCCTGGATCGAGAAGCCCCAGTCCTGGCCTCCCACGATGTGCAAAATCTCGTCCTCGGCCGGCAGGTCATCGTCACCCACGATGTGGGACTCGCGGTCGTAGCAGTCCCCGTAGATGAAGCTCTGCTCGCTCCCGGCACGCCGTACCATGTCCAGCTCGGCCGCAACCTGGTGGGGCAACATCCCCTTGGACTTCTCCTTGTACCAGCGCATGTCCCGGTCCGGACGAAGACTCCAGTGAATCCCGTGGACCTTGAAACCCGAGTTCTCGTCCTCGGCCAGCCGGCCGAACACGTTCTCCTCGACCTTGTGGGTCGAGACGTAGTGGCGCGCGATGAAGGTGCAACCTGAAAGCGCGGTGTGGGCCTTCTCGCCGTTGGGAATGGCCGCGGCCTCGTCCAGCAGGATGTCCACGAACGAACCCGAGCGCCCGATGTCAGCGTTGGCGGATTCGCCGATGATAAGCCCGTCCATGCCCGGTTCCTGGTTGATGATCTTGAGGTAGGCAAAGTGCAGCGGCGAGCGCATCCACTCGGGGAGGCGTTTCCAAATGAAGCGGATGCGGCCGTGGGTGCTGTAGGTGGTGGATGCATCCCCGCCGTCGTCGACGAGCTGTTCCTTGCGCGAGCCGTTGAGCGCCTCGTACCCCTCGAGGAACATGAGCTTGTGCAGCTCCACGATGCAGAAGGTCCAGGTGAGCAGCATCTGGCGGCTCTTCTCCCACAGGTGAGACCCTTGCGCGTGGTAGATCTCTTCCATCACGGGCTTGAGGTAGTCCCATTCAGGGTAGATCGCCACCAGGTCGGGGCCGGCTTCGGTCTCCTCGCCCGGCTTTTCGGCCTCCTTCTTCTTGGTCCAGCAGTAGCGCGTGGCGAAATACCACGGATCTCGGTAGCAGCGCATGAGCTCGTCGCGGTGCTTGACCAGGTCCTTGGCGATCAGCACGTCGCCGGTTTGGAGCGCCTGTTCCAGGTCAGAGTCGGACATAGGAAGTCTCGAACCGCTCAGGTGGCTTTCGGGGCCGCCTGCCCCTCACAGCCACTGGCTCCCTTAACGGGCCTCGACGTCGAGCTCGCGCCGGGAGAACAAATAGCCGTCCCTGCAAACGTGCAGTTCGGGCTCGCCTTCCACCGGCACGAACACCACCCACGGCGGGAGCTCCCCGCTGCCACCACGGGGCGCGATCCAGCCGTCCCAGCCGCCGGGTTTGTGCTCGTAGCGACCGACCTCGATGCGGTTCATGTGCTCACCTCCTTCCTAATCCGACTCGTAGACTTCAATCAGCGTACGTGGCGCCGGGGGGTCGACCATCAGGATCGGCGTTTCCCAACGCACGTCGGTGGCGTTGTCATCTGCAAGCACCCCGGCCGCCTGCAGACCGTCCATGATGGCCTTGAAGCCGGCATAGTTGTCTGCGTCCCGCCGGCGGAAGTGCGGAAAGTAGATGGTCATCTGCACCCGCGCCCCCTTGAGCGGCGGGCGTTCCCAGCCCGGACCGCCCGCCTCATTGACCTTGCCCCAGATCGCTTTCTCCCACATCTTCTTGTAGCGGTGGAGCCGGTAGCGGTTCATGCGGAGCTGCTCGTTGAGGCTCTTGGGCACGAACCGTTCCAGCGTGAGCTGCAGCACAGGGGCGGAGACGGCCTGGCTCACGCCGACGCCCCCGCCATCTCCCGCTCGTCGATCTTCAACTTGCCGAAAGCGACCTCCAGGGTGCGCGCGTGGTCCAACGCGTTGGCGAGTAGGTCCTCTTCGGGTTTGACATTGCCGTAAGCGAAGAACGGGAGGGAAACCTGCGGTGCGTATCCGGCGCACAACATCGCCGTGGGCAGCTCGAAGAAGATCGGGAACACGGACGGCGTCCCCTGCTCGGTGGGGTTAAGTAGCTTGATTACCAGATTCCAGCCCGCCTGCTCCTGGTCGCCCCAGAACTCGATCTGGCCCCGGAACTGGCGCAGCCACTTTTGGAAAAACCCCTGCACGTAGCCCACCGTGCCGTGGTAGCCGATCGAGCTGGGGAAGTTCCCGCTCTTGTCCGGGTAGCGCAAGGCGGGGTAGATCCGCTCAGCCACAAACGGATCACATTGCTCGGGCGTGGGCTTGGGAGAGAACTCGGCGTAGAACCACTTCGTGCCAGACGCCGCCGCGAAGCTCAACGGCTTCGCTCCCAAATTGAATCCACTGAACTTCGTACTCACGAACAACCGCGTGCGTTCATTCTGGCTCATGGTTGGATGCACCCTTTCCAAGCGGGCAGGGGAACCCGAGCCGGCGCTTGGCCTCGGTCGAGCACCCGCACTCCCCGCAGAACTGAATTCCGGTCGCGCGGAAACCCCGCACCGCTAGGTTCTTCGCCGGGTTCCGCATGACCTTGTCGGTCGGCTCGTCGACTAGCTCGCACTCGAGCCCGGTCAGCTTGCAGAGCACCATCACACGTTGTTCGTCGCGGCCAGCTCGCCGCTGCGAACCTCGGGCTCGAAGTCGAACTGCATCTGCGCGATGCCCTCGGTGTGCTCCTGCATCCGCTCCAGGTACGCCTCCTGGTGGCGCGCGGCCACGGCGGAGAACATCTGCAGGTCCGGCTCCTTGATGACGTAGCTGTCCTCGTCGGTCAGCTCGATGTGCGCCAGGATGTGGTCAAGGTAGGCCAGCCGCTCCTCGTGGGTCTCGAAGGACTCCCACCAATCTGTGCGGATACGGATCACGATGTCGTAGCCCGTCTGCCAGCGCCAGAGGCCGTTGACCTTGCCCACGCTGTAGCCCTTGGGCACGCGCACGTCCTGCTCCACCCACAGGATGTTGCAGTCCCGCAGGAAGTAGTAGGGCTTGCCCTCGCCGATGAAGTGCTCCTCGGCCAGTTGCTTGGCCGCGCCGTGCTGGCGGATCGCGTCGTCTTTCACATCCATGCACCTCCAGATGCGTTCAGTCTAGGCCGGCGCGTTGAGGTTTCTGCAGCAGGAAATCGCCGGCCTGCTTGTGGGCCAGCTCGACCCGGTCCTTGAGCAGGACCGAGGCAAGGCCCGTGGGTACCATCTGGTCCCTGAGCGCCAGCCGGAACAGCTTGCGGGCCACATGGCCCGAAACCGGCACCTTGACCGCGATGGTCGACTCGTCGTTCTGGCGATAGCGAGAGACGCACACCCGTGAACAGCACTCGTACTGACGCGGTCCGAGCGGGTTGAGGCAGAAGATGCAGTTCTCCCCCTCGAGGAAGAACAGCGCCACGATGAAGTCGGTCCGGTAGAAGCACTCGCGCACCGACCGGCGGCAGATTTTTGGCACCGGGAACGGGACTTGCTTGATGCGCGCCACGACCTGCTGCGAGGTCATCCCCGTCACCTCGGCGATGCGCGCAGCGCGCACGTATGAGATCCCGCGCCCGATCACGAAGTCGGGGTCTTTGTGGATGTCCTGGGTTCGTTTCTCGACCTTCCCTCCTGCGACGGCGATCGCCATGCGAGCTCCTGACTGGCAGCGCGCCCAACTGCCGGAACAAACGCTGGGTCATGAAAACCCCTCGACACGCATCTTGGCCTGGGCGCCCTGACGCACCTGGGAGGACGTCTGAGAGGCAGCACCATCCCCCTCGGGAGCTTGGGCTTGGGCTTGCTGGTGCTGGATGAAAGCGATCTGCTCTTGTTGCGAGCTGATGACGTTCGCGCGCCAGCGGCCTCGCTCGACCGTGGCGCCCAGCCAGTAACCCAACCCGATCCCGCCGCCGAAGAGCATGACACCGATCAAAGCGCCCGCCGTAACGGCCCAGACTTCAGCCATCGGCGCTCTCGCCTCCCTTCTGAGTCTTGACGTCGAGCGGATGGCCACAAATCCCGCAGATCCAGCCGTAGAACGACTTCTCGAAGTCGCTCTGCTTCGCCCCGCAGTTGGGACACTTCACCGGCAGCTTGTGGTCTTGAATCGGGAGGCCAAGTTGCCCGGGGTGTTCCGGACGTTCACTGCTCATGCCTCACCCCCCCCGTGCCGCAGGCTCTTGCCCTCCAGTCGCATCCCCTGGTTGCGCTCGTCGAGTCGGTCCTTGACCTTCGGCCCCACGAAGCGCAGGAAGTCCATCGGGGCGTGCTTGTCGACCGAGGGCAGATTGGTGGTCACGACGGTGGGCAGCCACGCGCGGTAGCGGTGTTCGATCAGCCTCGTGAGCGCCTTCTGCGTCTCGGGCGTCTGCCAGTCGGCCAGTTGGATGCCCACGTCATCCAGCACGAGCAGGGGACACGTCTGGAGCTGGCGCAGCAGCTTCTTATTACGGCCGAAGCCCTCCATCTCGTCGGTGAAGTCGAGGCAGTTGATGAACCGAATCCTGAGCCGATGCTGGAGCGCCATCTCGGCCGCGGTCGCACAGGCCAGGTAGGTCTTGCCGTGGCCCATCGGGCCCGAGATTGTCAGTCCCTGACCGCGCTGCCATCCGTTGCCCGCGGCGTAGGCCCGACAGCGCTTGACCACCTCGGGTGCATGGCGTTCAATGCGAGCCACGACCTCGTCGTCCAGGCGGGCCACGGCGTAGCCCAGCATCCCCGACTGGGACAACGACTCGCGCAGTCGCTCTTGCTGTTCCTGGCGCTCGCGGCGCTCACGCTCTTCGATCGCAGCCTTGGCACGCGCCTCTTCCTCGGGCGTCCACTCCTTGGGCTGGAACCGGCCGCGCTCGTCGAGCTCGAGACCCGCGCCGGCGGCGCCCAGGTTCCGTAACATCCGCTCAGAAGCCACTTCGCTCACGCTGCACCCCCTCGTCTCGGTCCTCGTCGCCGTAGTACCCCCCGTACTCGCCCAGCGCGGCCGCGCCGCCGGCATCCTGCCAAGCCAGCGCGTCCTGCAGATACCCGTCGAACTTCGTGGGCCGGAAGAGCGTCACCGGGCGCAGGTACTCGCGCATCTCAGGCTTGGCCCACCACTTTTCGATGCGGTGCACCACCACCAACAGGCACTCATCCAGCGACGCGCCTTCACGCAAACGCGCCCGGATGGGCTTGAGGTTCGACTTCGCGTGCTTGTAGCGCCCGTAGTTGGTGTCTCGCTCCTTCAGGAGCCGGTTCAGTTCGTCGATCACCTGGCAGGCTTGCTCGGTGAGGGGGTCCGACTTGCCGTTTTGGGTGTGCCCGTTCCCGTTCGGGCTCGGCGGGTCGGCGTCCGCGCCAGCGGACCCGACAGAGTTAACAGACTTGTCTGTTAACTCAGGGGGTGTAGTCTCTGTCAAAGTCTTACTAATAGGAGGACTTGCCCTTTCGGCAGAATCCACTTGCCCTTTGGGCAAGTCGTCTTGCCCTTTGGGCAAGTCGGGAGAATGTCCGTTCTGCTCTGATTTATGCGCCGAAGAGGCAGGGCCGGGGTCTGAGGGGGGTGACATGTTGTCACCCGTGTCAGAGGTGTCACCCCGAGCAGAGGACGAGAAAACGCACTGTGACCAAATCCGAGCGAACAGATCTCGGTCGAGCCAGATGTGGAGCTTGGGAGAGCCCTGGAACTTCCAGACCTTCGTCTCGATCAATGAGTTCCCCTGATCGTCCTTGATCTGCCTGAGCGAGGAGATCGCGTTCCGGGCGCGCTTCTCGGTGACCCGGCAGTCCTCCCACCACTCGTCGTAGGCGCGCACGAGCCAGCGGCGCCCATCCCGCTCGACCCGCACCCGATCGGTGCCGTCCTGGCCAGGCGAGTTCCAATAGACGATCTGGCTGAGCAGGATGCCGGCGATCAGGTCGCCGCCGGCGATGTCCACGTAGAGCTTCCGCACGAGGAACGAGTCGTGCTGCCAGCGCTCGATCTGGATAATTCGATCGAAGGTGGCCTGTCCGTCCCGAAGTTGGGAAACCGTCTGTTGTCGTGTCACTCACGCCTCCCTTCCACAGACAGAATGGGGTTGGACGACGACCGGGTTGACCGCAAACGGCAGATGGGGTAAGATGAGGCCATAGTCACTCCTTGTTCTGCACAGGAACCTGGAGACTCCGGAGAGCCCTTCCCAGCTGGCGCGGGAGGGGCTTTCTCTTTGCCTCCGCCGAAAACCGATCTGAATCGTCGCGGGATGTCTTGGCAGGAAGGGTACAGACGTGCTAGAATGTGAAGTACCAGCAGCTGGAAACACATGTGATTGGCGGCCCTGGCGCGATCCGGGGCCGCTTCCCTTTTCCCCCCTACGCTCTGTTGAGACGAAGCCTACTGCCATCCGTCCCAATCTCAAAGGACAATTGTCCCGTGCGCCCACGTGGCTCCAATCTCCGAGGCTCCTTGTCGAAGATCCGGCCGATGGGGTGAGATCGACCCGCGTTATTTGACTAAGAAGGCGCTACAATCCTGCAACAGGGAGAGGCAGCAAAACCTTGATCTATACAGGAGAGACGAATTCGATCTTCGATTGCCCACCTCTCGTGCGATCCTGTTGCAGGCATAGTCTACAGCCCCTATCCCAAGTGCTGTTTTGGTAGCGTAACATGAAAGACTAGACAAGTCAAGGTATGGAAGTTAGACTGTGATGTGAGGAGCCTCGGTAGACCTCATAAATTACGACAATCCGAATCCAGTGGTTTCACTTAGAACGCTGAGGGAGGCGCCTCTTTGCTACCGCCTCATCCCAAGTGCGGCACACGCAAATGTCCTCCCTCAGCGTCTTTACGAATCTAAGCGCAAGCGTTGATCTACCGATCTACCTACCTAAATCTCTATCAAGGTTGAGAGCGAGGTTAGTCTTCCCCCAGCTTAACCGATGTCCACCCAGGTAGTGACCTCCTGATTTGTCAATCTTCCAGGGTTTGCCTTATACCTATGGACATGGCTATCAAGATCGCCGTCTCTAACGCAAAGGGCGGCACGTCCAAGACGACTACCGCGGTCAACCTCGGCGCTGCGCTGGCAGCCGGGGGGAAGTGCGTGCTGCTGGTCGACCTGGACGCCCAGGCGCACGCGACCAAACACCTCGGTGTGCACGCCCCAGAGATCACAATCCGTGAGGCCATGGACGGCCGGCCTGCTGACGAAGCGACCTATCAGGTCGACGGGCTCGAGGCCATGTACTTGATCTGCGCGAGCCGCGCGCTGGCCAACTACGAGGTCCAAATCACCACCGTCGTGAGCCGAGAGACGTTGCTGCGAGACGCGCTTGCCCCCATCGAAGCCGAGGTGGACTTCGTGCTGATCGACTGCCCGCCCAACTTGGGGATTATGACGCTCAACGCCCTGACAGCGGCCGACTACGTGCTCGTCCCGTCCGAGAGCCAGTATTTCTCGCTCGAGGGCGTGGCCGAGCTCCAGAACACGATCGCATTGGTCAAGCGCAAGCTCAATCCCAAACTGGCGGTGCTGGGCGTCGTGCTGACCATGCACCAAGCGCGCATCCGCCATCACGCCCAGGTGGCCGAGGCCTTTGCAGATGGGCTGGGCGCGCAAATCATGCAGACCAAGATCCGCCAGAACGTGAAGTTGAGCGAGGCCGCCTGGCAGGGCGTGCCCATCCAGCTATATGACCCCGGCTGCGCCGGCGCACAGGACTACGACCGACTCGCACTGGAGGTGCTCACATGGCTCGACGCAACCCACTGAAGGAATCGCATCCAGACACTGACACGTTGCCGGGAGAGGGACTGGCAGTCTCCCAAGCCGAGGAACGACGCAAGCAGTTCTCCTACCACCTGCCCGAATCGCTGGGCCTGGAGATCAAGGTCCAGGCCATGCGGCGCGGGATCAACACCTACGATCTCGTCGAGCAGATCCTATCGAACTGGCTTTCGCAGTCGGGCAACCGTCGGACTTGAGCGGTTTTCTCCGGGATCTTTGTCCGACGAAACGGGGACAGTCGTCCCATCGCCCCCCAAGCTATTACCCAAGGGCTTCCTTGCTCCTGATGTCTGTCAATAGCTTGAAATACCTTGCTGTTTAAGGTACATTGGAGTTGAACCTCAACTCCAAGAGAGCGGGCGAACGAATGGCAAACACACGGGCGCGAAGGGCGGATGTACCTGTTATGGCTTTCATAACGGGCTTTCAAAGCACAATCGACTCGAGAGGTGGGTGACGAAATCGAACATTTAGCGGGCACAGGCGCCCAGATCGGGGCTGGAATGTCCAGCTTATTGCTGAAAGACTGGACGACACCGGGGCCACCGGCGCGACCGAATGAGACAGGAGGCGATTGGACGAATGGCGACGAGGAAGACGGCGGCAGCCAGATTCAGGCGTTGGGCCGAGGCGTTAAGGGAACACGACCTGCTACTGGCCGAGATCCGCAACCGTGGCCCCGAGGTGCTCGACCGGTTCATGGAGGAGGGAGGCTGGCGCCTCTACGAGCTGGCCGGCGAGCTCGGCGTCGATGCGAGCTACCTCAGCAAGATCCGCAACCGGCACCACGACGGCGAGAAGGGCTACCCCATGACCGAGGCTCTCGTCCACAGGATCGCGGAGCTGGGGGAGCGAGTGGTCGTGGGCCGACACGATCGTTGACCGCCACTACGCTCTTTGCCAAGGAGGGCGACCATGAAGAAGCGAGCCAAGGACGTCCTGATCGCACTCACGGTCCTGGCCGGCCTGCTGCTCCCGCTGCTGATCGGCGTGGTCATCGGCGTGGGCTGCATTACCCGAGCCTGCCGAGGCTACTGGCCTGCCTACTACCTCGTGCTGGCCGCCCAGTTCGCCTGCGCGTGGTGGGCGCTCGGATACTGGACCAGCCCCGAGCGAGACCAAGACCGCATACTCTGAGACCCGCTACGCATAACGCACGAAGCGTAACGGGCTCGATCGCTCAATCCTGCCAGGGGCTCCCCTGAGATTCGGCCCATCGAATGGCCCGCTCGACCATCTCGCGGGTGACGACCTGGGTGTTGCCGCTGCCGTCGGGGGTGCCGGTGTTGTTGACGCTCACGAGCGCGAAGTCCCGGGCGTTGGTCAGTTCGTTCCCATCGTCGACCTTGATCAAAACGGGCCCGCCGGAGGCCCCGCCACGGATGTCGGTCTGGGTCTGGACCTGGCCGCCCATCTTGCCGTAGGTCTTGGTCGTGCCAGCGATCCAGCCCGTGTTGGTCACGCCGTTCTCGTGGATGCAGTCCCAATCCGGGGCCCAGGGATTGCGTTCGTTGGGCCAGCAGCTCGTCTGGATGTGGGAGAACGGCACATAGATCCGTTGCCCGACGAAGACATCCTCGGCCTCCGCAACGCATTTCGACCCATCCCCGAACGCCTTGTGCCAGTAGCAGAACGGCGTCACGTCGTAGAGCTTCGGCGTCGTGAAGAAGGCCACGCCCTCGTCCGGCCGGCGCGGGAGGCGTGTGATCTGGTAGCCGTTGACCGTGATCGCGTTGAAATTCGGCGTCTGAGGGGAGGCGCGCAGGTATTCGTTCGGCCAGGCGATGTGGTCGGTCGTGACCCAAAGGGTCCGGTAAGAGCCCGTTTGGACCTCGATGTCCTGCAGCGCGATCGCGTTGCCGAAGCTGAGCCAGCCGGGACGGTCCTTGCAGACCGCCGAGATCGGGCCGCTGGTGCCCCACATGTCGACGCGCCTGACGCTGTTGCGCAGGATGTCACGCGAGACCGCATGCAGGTCCAGATCCACCTCGAGCCCGGCCGGGGCGGTTTGGTTCCCTCGGATGTTGTTGTCCTTGCCCCAGCGCCAAGCTACGTGTTGCGGTACGTCCTGGATCGGACTCTCGGGGAAGCAACGCGGGTCGAGCTCGCCCTCCGAGACGAGCCGCCGGTAGCGGTCGAGCGGCTGGTCCGGATTCCAGGACGAAAGCAGCCGGGCATCGCTCGAGGGCGCGCTGTCTCGTTCGGGAGGCGCGTCCAAGGACAGGACCGCGGCCGCGAGCGCGAAGGCCCCGACCCACATCGGAAGCGCCAGAATTGCTGTCATCAGGTAGCGGTGGAACATGGGTCTCCTTTCAGACCTCGATCGCGGCCTTGGCCGGATGGGCTTTCTCTTCGATCACGAACGGGTAGTGCGCCACCCGGCCGCCGTCGGGACGATAGACCACGCTCTCCGAGGCGCGCTGGCTGGCCGTGTAGCCCTTCTTGTGCTCCCAGTAGCTGGGCGCGGCCATCGATGGACTGGTCCAGATGAGCACGCTGGAGCCGTCCTTCACGAGCCAGCGGTGCTCGTGCGCCGTGTTGAACTCCAGCCACGAGCATCCCGACAGGTGCCCGCGCTGCTCGGCCATCATGATCCCCGGCAACTCGTCCCACTTCTCGTAGTAGCCGTGGGTGAGGCCGATCAGGTTCGCGCCGTAGCGCACGTACTGGCGCGTCGAGGCCGGGTAGACCGTCACGCGCGGGTCGTCGTCCCAGAAGACACCCAGCAGGTCGGCGAACTTCTCCATCGTGTCCTCTTCGTGGTTCCCGAGCACGGGCACGAGCGTGACCAGAACGTCTCGATCGAGGCAGAGCTCGACGGCGTCGATGATGCTCTGCTTGGCCCATTGCCAGGTGAGCTTGCGCGCCGTGACCTCCTCCTGAGAGGTCCCGTGGCTGGTCGTCTTCCAGAGGTTGTCGACGTTGAAGCGGTCGTTGCCCACGGGCATGAGCACGTGCTTGATCGGGAACTGGCCGGTGGCCATCTCGAGGTGGTAGGCCACCGAATCGATCTCCAGCTGGCGGGCGCGCTCGAGGTTGTACTCGTAGCCCGTGATCTCGGGCTCGGCCTGCCGTCCGAAGTGCAGATCCGGGTTGTCGATCTTGAGCATCAACCCGTCGGGGTGGGCCAGCTCCCGCTTGAGCCGGCTGCGGCGCGGGTGCCGCCGGCGGTAGCCCTTGACCCAGGTCTTCATCTCCTTGAACAGCAACTCCAAGGCGCGCTCTTTGACCCGCGGCCGGAAGCGGGCCCGGATGTGGAACAACTGGGTGACGACCGGGACCTGGTAGCTGGTCCCGTCGGCCAGCACGCGCTTGAGCTTCATGCCCTGGTCGTGCTTGCCGCCGGTCCAATCCTCGATTTGCCATTCTGAGGTGTCGACGTTGAGCTCCTCCAGCAGCTGGTCCAGCTCGCGAATGGTCCGGGTCTTGAGCTCGAAGTGGGCCACGCCTTCCTTGTCCACGCGGAAGGACGCCTTCTCGCTCGTCTGGTTGAATGAGGGGTCGTTTTCGAGGTCCTGCTTGAATTGATGGTAGTCGTTCTGTCTCGACTCGGCGTTGGCCAGGGTGGGAACCGGGTCGTCGGGGTAGAAGAACAGCCACACGTCCTCGGGTGAAGGCTGATCCTGGCCGGTCGACTTGCCGACCTCGCGACGCCAGCGGCTGTACTCCTTCTGCGCCTCGCGTGGGGTGTGCCTGTCGTCGTCGTAGCCGGCCCATTCGATCTTATCGGTGGACGGGTCGTGGTAGAGCACAGCCCAGCGGCAGGCGAACTTCTTACGGCCGTGGTGCAGCCAGCTATCGTGGTTGTCCTGCCGGCGGCGCCGCTTGCGTTGTCGTTTACGACTCCTCGTCATCACGCTCCCCTTCTCCATCTTCGAGTGGCAGGCCGTGGCAGAGCTCGCAGGCCCCCGCCCCGAGCGGGGCGTTACAGAAGCAATCTTTGATTGTCATCAGCGGGCCGATCGAGACCTCTGCACGGTCCAGTTCTGCGCCCTGGCGCTGCTCGATGTGCATGGCAAGGAAGAGCCTTGCGCGATACCTCCTTTGGCGCGCGCCCTCATCGAGAAACCGCTCGATGTGCGCGTCCAGGTCCATTGGAACGATTTTAGGGGGGGGCGATGGGCCAAAGGACGCCGTCGCGCCGGCGTAGCCTGGGTCGCATGGATCCCAATGCCCTGCGCCGCTGGCTCACGCGCCCCGAAGCGCCCCGGCAAGACTTCACCGAAGATCTCAAGCGCGCCGTGTGGAAGCGGCAACGCGGAACGTGTTGGATCTCCGGCCGGCAGATCAGTCACACACACCACGTGGCCGGCCGCGGGCACGGCGGCGAACGGCGCTTCAACCACCCGGCCAACCTGCTAGGCGTGCACGCGCACGTCCACATGCAGCTCGAGAGGCAGGTGCGCCCCTGGCTCCGCATCGCCTGGTACGACCCCGACGACCGGGAGGGCGGCCTCGAGGTCGAGCGATACGACCACGACCGCGGCCTCTGGGAGCGCGTGCCGCATCACCGGCTCTGGTTCTACCGCCAGCCGCGGCCGATGTAGTCGGGGAGTTGCCCCGGTTGGCGATGGGCGGCACCGACCGGGGCAACTTGGGATTGGGACTTGGGATGGAATTTAGTCAAGCAGCGCGATGACATCGCAGAGGCCGGGCTGAGACCACATCCGCTCTATCAGGCTCTCGAACTCCTGGCAGCCGGAACAAGGCGCATCGGCAATGCCGTGAGCGTCAGAGCAGTATTTGAGCGCGATGTCATTGAACCGGGCCGCGAGGTTCACGTACTCCTTGCAGTCAGGATGGTCTTCAAAGTCAGACCCCGAAGGAATACCAGCGGCCAGATTCATAGCATTGCTCACGAAGGTCTTGGCCCGGGAGAGATCTTCCTGACAGCCAGGTTCCTCTTCCCGACGGTCTTGTGAACCTCGCGGGTCGTGTGGGCCGGCCTGACTTCCGTCCTTTGGCGTCGGACCCAGCGCGGCGCACGGGAACTTGTTTGCAAGCTCGATGGCGCGTTGGTCCAGACGGTTCCACAGCTCGCGGCCGCGAGGAACCCCTTGCTCTAGCAACTGCAAGGCGTGCTTACGCAGATGTTGGAGGATGGCCCCCGAAGAGTCCCAGACCGTTTGCCACTGCTTATCCCGCAGACCGCCTTCAGGTCCCCTCCAGTTGACGCCGTCGTAGCTCAGACCGCATCTGGAAAAGACCGTATCCGCCCAGACGTTAACAGCGTACCCGATTCCCTCCACGGGTTCGACCGAGAAGGTGCCGAAGTCGATCGTCCCTTCCGAGAACTGATCTCGCGGCAACGGTCCGCCACTGCTTGCGCCGGGATCCAACTGCTGCGTTTGCTCCCGCACACGGTACTCCCCCGGCTTCCAGGCACGCCGGGTCGATTCCCTGGCCAACAACCTCCCGCTGATTCGTTTTGCCAAGCCGATCACACTCCCTGAATTAGCTCCAACGGGTGCCGCGCGCCACCTTCCGTAGGCTGGACCCAGCTCTGGAGTTCCTGAAGCGAGGCATACGACCAACGCCGCAACCGACGCTGGAACACCTCGCCGCCCTCGGGGGGCGTCAGCTCGAAGCCCGCATCGGCGCGATAGCGCATGAAACGCAACACCTCGGGGCCGACCTCCCAGCCCAGCTTCTGCATCATCTTCTTCACCCGGTTCTGCGCACGCACAGGCCGCTGAAACGGGTTCTCCTCGGGGTCGAACTCGATCAAGCCGCTGGCCGCGTGCTCGCGCCACAGGTCGGTCACGATCCAGCTGTCCAGCTCCGGCAGATACCCCACCTGCAGTATCCCGAAGTCGAACGAGCTGATCACGCTGCCCCGTAGCTCCCCCGCCACCGGCTGGAAGCGGATCGCCTCGACGCGACCGGCCCGGGCCACGGTTGGGCTGAGCCGCTCGATCTCGTCGGCAGGCACGCCCAGCTCGGACAAGAACCCCGACGGGTCTCTCTGGACGAACACGTCCAGGTCCTTGGTGCGGGCCTGGGGGACGACCTGGCTTAAAGGCCATCCCCCAGCCACCACAAAGGGAAGTTCAACATGCGCCAATCGCTCTAATACTTCATCGTCGAATTCGCTTAAACTCATGTGAGAGGACACCCGTCATATCTGATCTCATATAACTCTTCTACTCGCCTGTACCGGAAGACAATAGGAGCCACGGGCGGATCTACTTCGTATCCACCCAAACTCGTAACCCCTGGAAGGCCAACTATGAAAACGATAAATCCTTCTTCGACCGACCCCTGTATCACAAATTCCTGGATTGCAGAATCGACATCAATGTGTTCAAGCGCCTCGGTTGGCACCTCTCCACCAGAATTCTGAAGATGAGCCCGCTTGAGGCATTCCTTCCCATCTTCCAATATCATCGACCTATGCCTCCCAAGCACAGCTTGGGATAGATTCTGAAGCGGTTCTGGGGGGGCATCATCCGTATCCTCACCACCGCCGCCACCACCAATAGGAACATGAAACTTCTCCTGCTCCCGGGCCCGCAAGATCTCCCCGACCGAAAGCTGCCCGATCTCCCTCTTGACCGCTTCACTGATCCTCACGCTGAGAACATCCCCTTTCGCGCCCAGACCCCACCAGTCTACCCCGGCCCGTTGACCGGCCCCTCAAACGGCCCGGCCCAGGTCAAAAGGCCTCAAAGGGGGCTGCCAAACAGCCTTTTGGCCGAAATGCGGCCCCACGTCGTGCATTTCGGAGCGCGTGGCGGGCGTGTCGGGCGGGATAGTGACGGGGGTGTGCGTTCAGGTAAAGGGGGGGTGGGTAGGCCCCTGCATGACTATTCCCCTACCCCTCAAGCCCCCGCCACCATGCGGCCTGCCCCGGCCGCATGCATGCGCCCTGGCCCGGGCGCATTGGGGGCAGAGCCCCCAAACCCCCGCATGTATGCAAGCCAGGGCTCTACTCACAGGGAGGAGGCCGGACGCACCCCGGTGCGTTGGGCGGGGTGTTGCCGTCCCCGCTGCGCGGTCGCTTGCTGAACGGCCGGGCCCGAGGCTCCAAGGCCCGGCGCGACCGTAGGGACATCGGTGGGCTCGGATGTGAGCCGGATCTTGACCGGGCAGATGCCAGTGGGCTAACGACTTGCCGCTCACCGCCCATGCTCTTCCTTCCTCAAAATCGGCAACGGCGGGCCGATTTTGAAGAACGTACGCTGGCGCGAAGCGCATGCGCGGTGGCGGCCAGGGGGGCTAAGGGCCAACGACGACGCCCCCCTACGGCGCTACGCGCCTACCCCCGCTCCAGCTCTCTCGTCGCCTCGCGATGATACCACGCCGCCGCGCCGGAGCAGACGAGACGTTCCCTGCTCACAGGTGGCGCGGCCGTCAAGGGTGACGCGAAGCGGTCAGGTTAAAACCGGCCGGTGAGGCCGGGCCGCTTTCAACCTGACCGCCGTTGGTCCTACCGGTGGCGTGGGCGGTGACGACCATACGCGCCGGCGTACCGATGCGATGACCCTTGACGATTGGTGGGGCGGGGGTCGACCCCGCCCCACCATGGCGTGGTGAGGTCGAGGTGGCGACGTTCGCGCGCCAGCGAAATCAACGAACGTCACCGAAAGGAGTCTCAAATGCAGAGCAAGTTCTCAGTCGCGGTGTTCGGTGAGGGCAACCACCAGCAGGTGGCGAAGGTGATCCAGTCGGTGCAACGCGCCGGCGCGACGGTGGTCGCAAGCGATGGCGACCGGCAGGTGGCCACGGTGGCCAAGGCCGGTGGCCGCTGCCAGGTGGTAAAGCTGGCAGCGGGCCGGCGGGAGACGCTGGTGAAGCGCCTGAAGGCGCGCGCGCACCAGATGGTGAAGCTGGTCGCCGAGGCGCCGCGCGGCGGCGTGGTGGTGTTCGGTGACAAGCCGGGCGCGCGCTTGGCGGTGCGGCAGGCGGTGAACTCCGGCGCGCGGGTGGTGGCGTTCGGTGGCAGTGAGCCGAGCCAGGTCGGCAACTACTGCGTCGAGTGGCGAGCGATCGAAAGCGGGCCGTTCGCTGGCGGCAAGGAGTGCGTGCTGCAGCCGACCATCGTGGCCAAGAGGTGGCTGGTCACCGCCGAGGGCGAACGCGCGCAGGTGATCGGGCCGGAGCCGGTGAGCCGGACGACGATGCCGGCGAAGCGGGAGCCGGGTCGCCAGCAGTGGTCGATCCGGCCGAAGTGGTTCAACTGGAACGAGACGTACAGCGAGCCGGAGCTGGTCGAAGTGGACGCCGACGGTGAGTTCGCCAGCGAAGAACAGAAGTCCAACGTGGAGTACTGGCCACTGAAGCTGCGCAACCGGCGGGTGTTCCCGAAGCGCACCAGCGCGCACCACTTCGTCCAGTGGGAGCTGGATGACCGGCGCGCGCTGGATGAGGCGTACCTGGCCGAGGCCGACTGGGAGTGGGAGGAGGACGAGGTGCGCGGTGAGGCGCGCGCGGAGGACGAGCCGGCGCAGTGGCGGCCGTCGATGAGCGGTCGCTGGTGGGATGAGGCGGCCGCGGCGATGGAGGCGGAGGTGATGAGCCACCGCGCCTAAGTGAGCGCGGCGACAGGAGAGACGGGGAGGTGGCGCGCTCACCCAGGCGCCGCCTCCCCTTTTTTTGTCTCGGCGGTGACGGGTCCGGGGACCGACGTCCCGGTGGTTCGGTCCGGAGTGACCGAACCACCTACAGGAGGAGGAAGTGACCATGATCGAACTGTTGACCCGCACCGACGCTGCCACCAACGAGAGCCGCATGGTGGAGGTGGCGCGCGAGATCGCCGCCAACGCCATCGCGGAGTATGGAGAGACGAGGCGCGCCGCCCGCGTGGCGCGGCACCGCTTCCGCAAGTGGGCCCACGCTGGAGCATCGTATCGGGCCTCGCCCAATGCCGAGGGGGTGAGCTGATGTTCAAGGTGATCGTGGCCGGCAGCCGGACGATCCGCTGTTACGACCTGGTGCGGGGCCGGCTGGATGAGCTGTTGGCCAACGTGGCCGGGCCGATCGAAGTGGTGAGCGGCGGGGCCGACGGCGCCGATGCGCTCGGGGAGCGCTACGCGCGCGAGCGCGAGCATCGGCTGCAGCGCTTCCCGGCCGACTGGCACAAGCACGGCAAGCGCGCCGGCATCCTACGCAACCGGCAGATGGCCCGGCACGCCGACGCGCTGGTGGCGTTTTGGGACGGGCGGTCCACCGGGACGGCTGACGTGATCCGCACGGCCCGCGAGCAGGGCTTGAAAGTGCGCGTGGTGAAGTGCGAAGTGACGCCCAACGCCGCGCTCACCTCGGGCCTGCGGCGCCGGCCGGGGCGGGCGCACCGGGCGCCCAAGGGCGAGCGCGAAGTGTTTGCAATCGGAGGTGCCTGATGGGCGAAGTGATCCGGTTCCCGCTCGAGGTGCCCGGCTACGGGACGATCGAGAACCGAAGGCAGTTCGACGTGTTCCGGCGGCATTACCGACACCTGGCGCAAGCCCACCGCTGCGCCTGCGAACGCCTGGAGTCGATCGAGGCCAAGTGCGAGTGCGCTTGCCTCGATCGCTCCGGAGACCCGATGGACATCCAAGTCGAGGTGATCTTCTGATGAGCAGCCAGACCAAGAACGACGCCCGCCGCCAAGTGGTGACCGCGCTGCGCGAGCAGGGTGTCGATCTCGAGGTGGACGACGAGGTGGACCCCACCGCCAACGGCGCGCCGGCGGTGCTCGATGGCTGAAGTGACCTGTCCCAACTGCGGGGCGAGCTGCGACCAAGTGACCGACGGCCGGGACGGGAAAGTGTTGCGGGCCTACTGTCCGCTCTGCCCCTACGAGGTGGACCTGTGGCCGGCGGGCAACAGCGACCGCCGGCCGAGAGAAGGAGGCTACGCGCTATGTCCGGAGCGACTGCAACTCTCATGTTCCTCGCCGTCCTCACCCGCCCGGTCGATGCGGACTCGTTCGTGGTTGAAGGACTGGCTGCTGGCCGCCAAGTCGAAGTCCGACTGATCGGCGTGGAGGCCCCCGAAACCTACCGCACCGCCGGCCGGCGCGCGGCCGAAGTGGTCGAACGCTGGCTGCACGGCGCCACGCTCGAAGTGCACCACGCAAACGAGTACGACGTCTACGGCCGCCTGCTGGTCTGGGTCAAGCCCGTCGGTTGGCCGGTGTCGCTCAACACCCGGCTGGTGTTCGATGGGCTGGCCCGGCCGTACATCACCGACTCGCCGGCGTTGTTCTTCGCCGAGCAGTGGCGGCCGCTGGCAGTGATTGCGGCGCTGTTCGGGTTCCAAGTGTGGTTCCAACTGCGCCGGCGGCGCACGCCGAGGAGGTGGCGACCGTGAACTTCCTGCAACGTGCCTGGCGAGCGATCGGCCGGCTCGGCCGCGACTGGAACATCCCGAAGTGGTTCCTGGTCCTGCTGGCCGTGCTGGCCGCGCTCAACCTCGTGGTCGAGGTAATGGACCTGGCCGCCCGGCCCATGTTCATCTTCGAGGAAGCCCTACAGACCGGCATGCAGTTCGCAGGCTGGGGCGCAAGCGATGCCGCCGAGATCGACCCGGCGGCCTGGACCTACTACGCGCGCGCCTACTGGTTCGGGCTCGAAACCGTGCGGGGGGCGGAAGGGTACACCGATGCCGTCGGCTGGATCAACTTCCTGGCCGCGCCCAGCTACCGCGCCTACTGGAAAGGCTCGCGCCAGTTCCTCAACGCCATGCGCGCCAACCTCTGCGTCAAGGAGCCCAGCCTCTGCCCGCCGATCCCCGACGAGCAGAGGTAAGTCCGGGCTGCGCGTGAAGCTCAGTAAACGAGCGCCGCCAACGCGAGCAGCGCCAGCAGGAGGAACCCGAGTCCCCCCAGGCTCATGTCCGCGCCGGGGATCCACTCTTCCCGGTCGGGGTCGTCCCAACGGTTCACAGAAACCACCTCGCCAGCAGCAAGATCAGCGCGCCCGTCAGGGCCATGCCCGCGTAGAAGTGATGTCGTTTCATTCCACTTCACCCTAGCCCAACTCGACGCAAAAGTCAAACCCTTGGCGCTCACAAAGTGAAGCGCCAAGGAAAGGAGGTGGATCCCGCTCCTGTACCCGTCGATGACTGCCAAACGCGCCGAACAACTCACGCCGGCGCAGCGCTTCCGCCTGGAGCTGGAGGCACACTTGCCTCGGCTCCCGGTGGAAGAGCTGGAAGTGCTGCGCGCGCTTGCAGAAGCCGAACTCATCTCTCGAGAGGAGGACACCTATGTCCCAAGAGCCGAACCAGACCTCGCCACAGCGGTCCGGTAACGCGGCCCTCGCCTGGGTGAAGCAAAACCAGGCGCTGGCCCTGATCCTGCTGGCCTTTGCCGGCTTCGCCTGGTACACCCAGCTTGGCCCCGGCGCCGCGCCGCAGCCGGCGCAGCCGGCCCAGACGCAGGCCGCCGCGACCCAGGCGCCCGTCCAGCCCGAGCCGGAGTTCCAGACGCTCAACGAGGCGCCCGTGCAGGGCTCCTGCCAGCAGAACCCCTCGATCCAACAGATCGAGGCCAACCCGCGCGCCTGCGAGGGCCTGGACACCACCGTGGAGTTCACCGCCAAAGTGGTGGACGACCGCGAGAAAGTGTCGTTCATCAAGCCCAAGCTGCGCGGCTTCACCGTGGCCGTCTTCCCCGTCGTGCGCGAGGCGCTCGACCGGGACGGCGACGGCAAGCTGCAGGAGTTCAAGAACAAGCTCGTCAGGGTCATCGGCACCGTCAAGCTCTACAACGGCCAGCCCGAGATCATCCTGAACGACATCAACCAGCTCGAAGTGGCCACCGGCCTCGACGACGAGGCCGCGCCGGCCAGCTCCGAGTAAGCCACTTCCTCCGCCTGCGTTCGCCCCGCCCCCGCTTTGCGAGGGGCGGGGCGGCCAGGTGGCCGTCTCATCCCCGAATCATTTCCAGTCACACGAAAGGAGCCTCATGTTCAACAACTTCCGCAAGCTCTCCGCCGTCCTCGCCATCGTCGCCGTCGCCGCCTTCGCCTTCGTGGCCGTGGCCCAGGAGGCCGCCGTGTTCGACAACTTCATCCTGTTCCAGGAGGCCACCACCGACGAGGTCGTCGAGCACTTCGGCATCAGCAACCGCCCGAGCACCATCACCGAGGACGAGCTGGCCTATCTCGGCAACTTCCTGACCACCGGGCAGTTGCGAGACATCGCCGTCTTCATCCACAACGTCGGCCCGATTGAGACGTTGTCCGACCTCACCGGCAACGCGCCCAGCGGTGCCGACCTCGGCGGCCAGGTGGTCGCCGTGCTGCTCAAGTTCTACGACCTCACCGACGACACCGAATAGGTGAGAGGGACGCGGCCCGGGCGGGCGAGCCCCGACTCCCCGCCCACGGCCGCGCTCGCCTCCCCTTGCCAACCTCCGGGGTCATTGCAGTGTGCTAGATTCAAGGCGAGAGAGACGCCTTCTAGACATGGCCGGCCGGCGAGAGATCGTCGGCCGGCCAGCACCACAACCTCCTTGTGGGGTGGAAGATGGCCGGCCGGGCTTAAACGCGCCCGGTCGGCCAACAATGGAAACGGCGCATGCAGCGAGTTGTGTGCCGCTACGTGCGCGGGCCGGTTCGCCGGCCCGCATGCGGAGCTCTGGCAGGCCGGGCAGTAGACGGAGACGGCACCGCCCGGCGCGGGGTTCGATCCCCCGCCTCCGCTCCAAGAGCGTTCTCTGCCATGGAACGCCTCCACACGGCGGGGCGAGGGTTTTCCCCATCGCACTCCGGGCTTTTACCTCGCCCCGCCCTCTACCTCTCCACGAAAGGAGCGCCCCATGTTCCCCTGCCCGTTCCGTCCCGAGACGCAGCAGCTGACCAAAACGCTGGCGGGCCTGGCCCTGCTCCTGGGCCTGATCCTCTGGATCGGCCTCTGGCACTGGGCCTGGATCGTCCCGCTGGGCGCGCTGGCCCTGGACGCCGTGCAGCGCTGGCTCGAGGCGCGCGCCCGACCGCGGCGGCTGCTACCCGACGAGGTGATCTTCTAATGAAGCGCTACCAAGGACACCGCACCGGCGCGCCCCGCTACAACCCCGAGCTGAGACGCTTCCGCAAGAAGGTCGTCATCCTGGCCGACGGCCATCAGGTCGACCTCGACCCGCGCTTCGACCTGGCCAACCACAGCCCCGACGGCTTCGAGTGGGGCTACCACGGCTCCGGACCCGCCCAGCTCGCGCTCGCGCTCCTGGCCGACGCCACCGGCGACGACGAGCTGGCGCTGCGCTACTACCAGGACTTCAAGCGCAAAGTGATCGCGGCGATCGACCAGGACACCTGGACCATCCACCAAGCCAAGATCCTCCACTGGGTCGAACGCAAGCGCTCGCAGGAGACCGTGGAGGCCGCCGCGTGATCTACACAGACCCGCCCCAGCTCGCCCCGGCCGCCCTGACCGGGCAGCGCTGCACCCACTGCCGCCTCGTGCTCCAGGTCGGCTACGGCAGCACGCCGTGGGGCCTCGGCAGCTACTGGGACTGCCCGCGCTGCGGCCGGGTCTTCGACTTCCGCGCCGACCCCGAGGCCTACCGCCAGCGCGCGGCCTGCCCGGTCTGCGCCGAAGTGCTGCTGACGATGACCGTCCAGCCAGCCGCGGCCGGCCACCCGCTCACCGGCCTCGTCTGCCCCAACGGACATCCGGTGGACGAGATCGGGCGGGGATGAAACGAACGTAGCGAGAAATGGCCTCACGGTTAAGCAGAATATCGCTTTAGGAGGGATCATGCGAGACATCTGTCTGTGGGAACAGGACGAGGCCGGCGTCTGGGAGACCGACTGCGGGCACGAGTTCGAGCTGAGCAACCACGAGACCCCGCGCGGCAACGGGTTCGAGTTCTGCCCGTACTGCGGGGCGCGGCTGGAGGAGGATGCCTGATGCGATCGAGCCGCCCCATGACCGTCGAGCCACAGCGATACTGGATCAACACCGCGCCGGCCACGCCGGGGGACGAGCCGGTCTTTGCCTTCGACTCGGAGGCCGAGGCGCGCGCCTTCGCCGCCGGGATCGCCACGGTCAACGACTCGTCCCTGACCGTGCTCGAGGAACTCTACTTCGAGACGGCCAGCGGGAAGTACCAAGCCCACGTGCTGGACGCGGACGGGGAGGGCGAGCCCGAGGAGGCGGCGTGATCCGCTGCGCGGTCTACCTGCTCAAGCGCGACTCGCCCGAGCCGCAGAGCCTGGGCACGTTCTGCCTGCAGCGCGTCCCGCGCCGGGGCGAGCTGCTGAGCGTGCACAGCCCGGCCACGGACCCGACCCGCTTCCAGGTGCTGGGCGTCGAGCATCACCTGCGCCCGCGCGAAGAAGGCGCCTGCGTGATGGAGCAGGACGCCGAGAGCGCGGCCACGCTCATGGTCGAGGAGGAGGGCTGACGTGCACGGCTACAGCCCCTCTCATAGGCCGCCAGAACTCTCGGTGAAGGTGCTCATCAAGAAACTGCGCGCCATCCTCGACCGCCGCAAGGCCCCGGACGACGACGACACCAAGGACTGCCCCAAGTGCAAGACCGCCAACCTCGCACGCTCCGGCCTGTGCCGGCACTGCGGCTGGGTCTTCTAGCCCCCGGCCAGGACAAAACCGACCTGGCCGGGAACGAAAGGAGGAGGACAGCCCCCATGAAATCCCCGCTCCGCAAAGCTGTCTACGGAGCCGCCGCCGCCATCCGCGGAAGCCATCTCACGTACTGCAGCGACACGATGCTACGGATCGCCCAAGAGCAGGCCGACGCGCTCGGGGGCGGCGAGACCGGCCCGTGATCGCCGCGCGACCTTTTGCGGCCCTCGACGCGCGGGTTTCGCGCTATACCCCCACCCCCATTCCCGGTGGACAAACGTCTCGGGCCGTCCACCGCCCTGGGGCAACAGCCCGGCCGCCCCACCGCCATCCATCAGGCGGACCACGGCCTGGTCGTCCGCCAGGGCCATCATTCGCCCTGGGGTCTACGAGAGAAGGAGCGAGGTGAGTGATCGAATGGGCTTGCCTGGGCGGAACGGATACGACCGCCCAGGACAGGGGGGGGAGAACAGGGGGGGAGAACAGGGGCTGAGAGGGCCTGAGTTGCGAAGCTTTGGGATGTCTCGGCGTGGTAGTGGCTCGTCGGGTCAGAACGGAGAGGGGGGGCGGCTCATCTGGAGTTGAACGGTGGGTCGATGGTGGGGGTCGCATGGTGCCCGGGGCGCGGGGTTGAGTTCGCGCGAATGTGGAAAAGGAGGACACAAATGTCTAACATGAGCCCTGGCCCCCGCATGAGCGAAGGTGAACTCGCCCATCACGCTGCTATCGAGCGGCGCGTGAAGGGGCGGCACGTCGGCCAGGCCAGCGATGAGGAAATCCTGGCCGGCAAGATTGAGGAAACGCGCGAGAGCGCGCGAGACCTCGAGCAGGAGGCGCGCGACATGACGCGCACCGCGGCAAAAAAGCAGCTGCTCGCGAGGGCACTGAACGCCCTCGCCGACGAGGGCGTTCCCGCGCGCGCTGAGATCGATCAGGGCATCCGCGCGGTCTTCACGATCGATGGGGAGAAGATTTCGTGCCCCATCACAGCCGGGCGGGATGAGCTCACGCTCCTTCCACAGGGGCCAATTCCCCAGATTAAGGAGAGAGTATGAAAAGGTTCGCATTCATTTCACGGCACGATATCTCGGAGAAACAGGAGAGGTTGGCGCGCGAGAAGGGAATCGAATTGATCCCAGTTGGTGACCGTGATGCATTTACGGTCGATCCTGAAGAATTTCAGGGGTTTGACGGGGCTATAGTTGTGCATCCAGCCGCCGCGTTGCGTCTGTGCAGCGCGCGGTTTGAGGTTGGCGTGTTCGAGAACGCAAACCGCGCGCCGGCCAGCGGAAAGCCCCTATTCGAGCCTGTGACTTTGCGAGTGTTTCGGGGTGCCGAACTCCTCCATCCCGATTTCGACCACACCAGAGAGGTCTAATGCCCAAGAAGCGTAAGCTCACCAAGGGGGAATAATGCACATTCTCAAAGCGCGCTATGATGAGGACGGCGAGATCGTCACCACCGGATACGTCGCCCTGCACGAAAACATGGATAGTCGATATGACCTGCCCGCGTTGAAGCGCGCGGCAGCGGCACTCGCTCAATACGGCGAGTCCGAGGTCGCCATACTGGAGGACGAAGACGCCCCCGGTCCCGAGAGCGCCGCGCTGGCAGTGGTGTATTGGGGGGCGGCGCTTTCCGAATCCCGCGCTGCCGAGATAGCGCATCAGGCCGCGACCCGCGCCTAGAGGACGAAGCGACCATGGGGGCGCG